CTCTATCACAAACACCCAGTGCCAATTCTCACAAAATTATCACAAAAAGTATTTCTACTCTCGTCAGGGAAATTCTTTGTGATAATTTTGTGATAATTTTGTGATAATTTTGTGAGAATTTGTGAGAACCTCAAAAAACAATATTCATTTAAGCATTTTTGTAACCAGAATAATAACATAATATAAAGTATGGATGACACTGAATGTTCATTTTGTAGCATGAAATTTAGCAACAAATATAACTGTAGACGACATATGGTGTCATACTGTAAAAAAAGAGAACATGCAGGAAATCATACCACCTCTGCAGGAAATCATACCACCTTTGCAGGAAATCATACCACCTCTGCAGGAAATCATACCATCTCTGCAGGAAAGCATACCACTTCTGCAGGAAATCATACCATCATTACCGAAGACTCGTATGGTCGTGTGAAATGTGAAAGTTGTTACAAAACATTTACATCCACACGAACCCTTGAATCACACAGAAACATTTGCCAAGCATTACAACACCCATTTCAATGTCCGAAATGTAAGGTTATACTATCCAACCAACCATCAAAAAGTAGGCATATGAAAACATGTGGTGCTTTAGGCGAAATTACAGGATGTTCTACTCAATCAAATATATCCATTACAAACAACATACAATCGCAACAAAATATATTAATAGGCCGAGATCTTGTAACAAATATTGTAATTAATAATGTTGGTGAAGAACGCATTGATCACATGTCTCCAGATTTCTTAGATCAATGTGTAAAAAGCTTGTATGGAAAAGGAGTGTGTAAGCTTTTAGAATTGAAGCACTTCAATATGAATGTTCCAGAAAACCATAACGTTAGAATGCATAGTGCGAAGAGAAAACAAGTAAAACTTCGAGAGAATAATCAGTGGAAAATACATTCAAACAATGTAGCTTTTGATAAACTAATTACATCTGGTTGTGATGATCTCCAACGTCACTATATAAATTCGCATATTATCGATGAAGACATTCAGGATCATAACGGCATAATTGGGAAAAACCTCATAGAGTCAAAGCACAAAGAGGCAACAAGAAATATTATAAAACAAGAGTTGGCAGCAATGATAGCCGACTTTGAAGAAAAATTAAAAGAACTCAAATCACGCTGTGCCGAACTTTAGGCTAACACCAAGTAGACGACTCACTTTTGGCAATATAGACCTATCTTGCACGACTTTTCCACCTTCAAGATCTTGAATAATTCGTGCATTCAGATTTAACCTCTTTGCGAGTTCTACTTGGGAAAGCTTCATATTAGTTCGCGCTTTAATCATTTCTTGTCGCATCGAAGGTGATAAACAAGGAAGGGCAGCCAATGGGGGTGGAGCCTCTGTCGCAGATACATGAAGATCTGATTCTAATTTCCGCGCACGATCACTATATTCCCGAGCTTCGCCACTAACCTTTGCCACCGTTTCCACAGAATTTCCGTTCCTCAAAGCTTGGCGTACAACGTTTTTGTCCGTAGGATTTTCGTGCTTTTTACGGATATAAACAGTAGTCCAATCCTGATGTTCCATTTTTCCTAAATAATATATAAGCTATGTGTTGAACATATTTCTCCAAGCAATTCTTAGATCGTTTTGGTAATTTAAGAATTAATATACTTGCTTTGTAGAATGGAAATGGACGAATGGCAAGTTATTGATCGTTATTTCCAAGACCACATGTATCCTTTCACCAAGCACCACCTTGATAGCTTTCGAGAGTTTTTGCGATCTCATATTCCCAACACTATCAAAACGTATAACCCTATTACCATGATCAAATATGACGATCACGATCAAGTACAGCTAAAAGTAGATGTATATGTTGGTGGAAAAGATACAGCAAACATTTTCATAGACCGTCCTGTCATGTTTGACAACGAAGGAAAGCATATTCTACTAACACCACACGAAGCGCGACTTCGTAATCTTACCTATCAAACTAATATTTTTGCAGACCTTCACGTAGATTTTACAAAGGACGATGGTACTATCACGTCTAAAACCTTTCCTCGCACTCTTCTTGGCGCCATCCCTATTATGACGCACTCTGATCCTTGCGTTCTACATGGTCAAGGCAGCGATGTGCTTCGAGAACTTAACGAATGCATATACGATCAGGGCGGGTATTTCATCATAGATGGAAAGGAAAAGGTCATAGTATCTCAAGAACGCATTACTACAAATAGGCTATTTATTTCTAGCTTGAAAGATGATCAAAACTTCACGCACAAGGCCATGATTCGTTGCACAGGGGACACGGGAGAGGCGTCCCTGATACCTCGAACTGTCGAGTTGTACGTCGTACGCAATCCTGATTTGTTATATGATCAAGATGTTCAACAAGATATGAAAGGTGCGAAGGGTGCCATATATGTATCGCTTCCATCGGTCTCGGGCAAGATACCCTTAGCTACATTGTTCCGTGCTTTAGGGGTTGAAAGCGACAGGGCTATCGTTGAGCACATCTTAGGAGATGTAAATGAACAAGTACCTAAACAATTCTTTGACTTCGTGCGTCCTTCCTTAGTTGATAAAAACGCAAGGGTAGTAGGATCCCAAGAAGAAGCCCTGAACTTCCTAAAGCCACGGGTGTTTTATCAATCACTTGACCATGTTAAATCCATCATGGTTTCTGATATATTTCCAAACGTACCAGACTCATTTGGTATGAAGGCCAAGTTTTTAGGATATCTAGTTCAGCAATTGATGAAAGTATGCCTTGGCATACAGCCCGAAAGTGACCGAGATAGCTATGCATTCAAACGGGTTGATATTAGTGGATTTTTATTAGCACAACTCTTCCAAGAGACGTATAACAAAATACGAAAGACAGCACGTGACATGTTAGATAGAGAATACTATTACGGTCCTTGGAAGAATACTGGCGTAATAGAGGATCTCATCCGCCCTGATAACTTACATCGCCTCTTTCAACCTGTTCTTCTGACCGAGACTTTTACACGGAGCCTCAAGGGAATGTGGGGACCCAAAGACCAAGACCCAGATCAAGGAATGGTGCAAGACCTTGCGCGAATCAGCTACATTGGATTCCTTTCGCATTTACGGAGGGTGAATTTGCCATTGGATCGATCCATAAAGGTAACAAGTCCCCATAGGCTCCATGCCCAACAATGGGGAGTGATGTGTCCATTTGAGAGTCCTGATGGCGCAAGCATTGGTTATCTCAAGAATCTTGCACTCTTGACACACATTACGTTTGGAACGAGCCCATCGCTTTTGGAAGAATGTTTGGCAGATTTGGGCGTCATGCCTCTCGCGAACATCGATCCCAAGTTATGCAACTCGAAAGATATGGTTCGTGTTTTCATCAACGGAAACTGGTTTGGAATGACCAATACTCCATCAAGGCTATTGAAAATGGTACGTCTTTATCGCCGCAACGGTCTCATCAATCCGTTCACATCTATAAGTTGGGATATCATCAATAACGACATCCGTATTCAATGTGAGGCAGGACGCCCATGTCGCCCTGTGTTTATCGTCGAGGACGGAGAGATAGTAGCAGCCAAAGGCAAATGGGTATCTTGGTTTGATATGATATTTGGCTCTTTACTTCCCCAAAATAAGAGAAATGAAAACCATTACTATTCTAACGAATACATCTCACCATATACACTCCCTGAGTTTTATGGCAAGAGTGAGGAGGAAATTGTAGCTGCCCTTGAAAAAACAAAAGGATGCATAGAATTCATCGACATTGAAGAAACCAATACGCTTTATATTGCTATGTGGCCGAAAGACATCACTGCATTTCACACACATGTCGAAATTCACCCATCAACTGCTTTTAGCGTGGTTACTAATAATATCCCTCTTCTCAACCATAACTTTGCACCAAGGAACGTTTTTTATGGTTCTCAAAGCAAACAAGCCGTTGGAATATACACAACTAATTTCACCAAGCGCTTTGACACGATGGGTTATGTTCAACACTACCCCCAAAAGCCGTTGGTTACCACACGAAATGCTCATTATACTGGAAACGATCGCATGCCAAATGGAGTGAATGTCATTGTTGCTGTAGCTACTCATACTGGTTTTAATCAAGAAGATGGTCTGATTATAAACAAGACTGCTATAGATCGTGGTTTGTTCCAAATCACGGCATACAAAAGTATGAGCGCTTCGGAAAAGAAGGTATCTGATTCGGAATACTATATGTTTGGTAATCCCGTCAAACTCCGAGATTCAGGTCACAAAGTAAGCGGTATCAAGCATGCGAACTACGAGATTTTAGATGAGAATGGGTTTGTCACACAAGAGAGCTACATTCCAAGAGGTCAGGAGGCTGCCGTTTTGGGAATGGTACATGTAAGGAAGGAGTTGAAGGAAAAAAGACAAGGGGTACTTTCGGAACATGTTGTGGAAACTTCTTACAGAGATGTTTCCGAGGTCACCGATGTTCATCATTATGGAAAGATAGACAAAGTATTTGTGGTGAATAAGGGTCTAGGTAGCTCAGAACGCATTTGTAAAATACGCTTTAGGAAAATAAGGCGACCCGAGTTGGGTGATAAGGGATGCAGTCGGTGCGCACAAAAGGGTGTCATCGGCATGATCCTTCCAGCGGAAAATATGCCATTCACAAAAGATGGCATTATTCCCGATCTCATAATAAATGCACATGCATTCCCGTCACGAATGACCATTGCTCACTTGATTGAATGTGTGTTTTCCAAGTTATGTACTCTTGAGGGAGTGATCGGAGATGGTACCGTGTTTTTACCTTTTGATCAAAATTCAATGTTCGAACGGCTTGGAACCCATGGCTTCGAGAAGTATGGTAACGAGATTCTATACAATGGGCGAACGGGTGAAATGATAAACACCGAGATATTCCTTGGTCCCACATTCTATCTCCGTCTAAAACACATGGTAACTGACAAAGTCCATGCTCGGGGAACGGGTCCCAAGGTCATGCTGACACACCAACCAACGTCTGGACGAAGTAAAGCGGGTGGCTTGCGAATTGGTGAAATGGAACGTGATGTTGTCATCAGTCACGGAATGTCCCAATTCGTCAAGGAGTCGATGATGGAAAAAGCGGATAAGTATAAGTGGGCGGTGTGTAAGCATTGTGGTGTTTTAGCAAATTATGCTCCTTCAAGGAATATCCAGGAATGCTTGGGTTGCAAGAGCCATCAACTTGCTGTAATCTCAACGCCATACTCTTTTAAACTTTTGATCCAAGAACTAGAGGCAATGGGTATCCAAATGCGGTTGAGTAATACTGCATTTACTGAGGCCATGGAAGAAGATTATGATGATGACTCCGACGATGACGATATTCAAAGTGGTGGTAGTACCCCGCAACTTGAGCAAGCGAACAAAAAAGCGTGTGATGACGGTTCGGGAGATGGTTTGGATTGTGACATATCTGGTGAGAAGGAAGAAGCAGAAGCAGAAGAAGAGGAAGCAGCTCAGGCTGAAGAAGAGGAAGAAGCTGAGGAAGAGGAAGCAGCTCAGGCTGAAGAAGAGGAAGAAGCTGAGGAAGAGGAAGCAGCTCAGGCTGAAGAAGAGGAAGAAGCTGAGGAAGAGGAAGCAGCTCAGGCTGAAGAAGAGGAAGAAGCTGAGGAAGAGGAAGCAATTCAGGCTTACAATGAGGAGCAGAAAGTCCCCCTTGCGTATCAAGGCGGGTTTGTCCAAGAGGTTAAAGTGATAGACATAGATACAAGCTCGAAAAGGAATAAGTTACCCGAGCCGTCGATGGACGGTGGATTTGATATTGACGATGATGATAACGAGATGTAGGGATTTTTTTGCTGTACCATAGTAGAGATTAGACGAATATGGAGTTGGTTGCAGTTATTGTAATGATATTGGTATTATTTTCTCTTATTGGAGTTCTCGCGTTCCTTGTGTATGATTATCTAAAATACAAGGACGAAACGACCTTGTCTCTTCAAAGTGCATCAAAATCCATAACTAATGAAAAGTCTGAGAGGTTGTCCAACCTCAAATATATGGTGGATCAAGTCAACACCGTAAACACTGATATCTTTAACACTTTCAATAGCAATATGGCATTGCAAACGAGCAACATTGATACAATGAGAAGTAACCAAGATAAGATGGTGTCCGGACTTAACACCTTTCTTACCTTTTCATCTAACGAAAGCATTCCTATTGGATCAGGTCAAATTTCACTCATAAATCTGCCAGGTGTTGTAGCTCCCGATGTGCGTCTCATAAAACATGTAACCGCCGTATCCGGGTTCACAATCAAGGATCTCGGAAATTCTGTCGGATCCTCAAATACCGCCATCTTTTGTAGCAAGGATGATCCAAACCGCTGCATCCGCTTTCCGGATGCCGATGGGAACACGTTCCTGACATCATTGAAATCCGACGGAAGCGTTGTGATGGGTTCCAAGTCAGAATTCAGGAATGAACTAAACTTCTCATATGTGAACTCAGGCACCGTAACCCAGTATGGTACTATCAAGCCTACCACTACAACCAATCCCGATGTTATAGTTGACGCCCGTAATAACCTCCTCCTTCGCGCCGGTAAAGTTGGCGTATCGAGGAATGAGATGACTCCTGAAGCCGCTCTTAATATAGTATCAACCGATGCTACCACGAATGTGTTTAAAGCCCAAAGCACCGTCCCTAATGCAAATCCTGTGGTTATCAAGCCAGATGGTACCCTTGTCGTCCGCAATTTGCAAATAGGAGACGAAGCAGATACCCAACGTATAACCATATCCAAGAACAATGAGACAAACGAGCTTATCATATCAGCGCCATATGGTATCAATGTTTCAACCACACGTACAGGTGCTGCTCCTACTACAATATTTAATCACCAAGTTAAGCTCATGGACACCACTTCTGAGTTGAGAGGAAGTATGATTCAGTCTTAATATATATGTATATCACTTTTCGTGAGATGTTATAAAAATGACGTCCAAATATATGTAGTATAGCCCACTGGCAACAAAGATGATTCCCGCTGACATTCAAAGAAACATTGTGTTCCAGGCTTGTATGTTGGAGCTCCACGAGCTAATGGGCGACCCCGAAGATGAGCGCAATTGCGTCATCAGAAGTATCAAGCGTATATTTGAAGTCAACACCGACTACTACGAAGAACTTTGTTCATTTTTAAGCAACGAACTCGTAACCTACGGGTTCGGTCCCGAGAGTGTTTTCGAACCGTTTCTTCAGGGGTTATTTTCCGGTGCTAGTTGGCAAGAACTTGCATGTCTAACTCCACCCTACGAACGTCTCGGGTGGGGACAAGGCGGTGTCTACAACGTCAGTGATCTTCAATACGTATTGTCCCTATTGAAAGGGTTTCATCCCTCTATTCCCATTAATGGATGGGAGTCCGGAGACGAATATGAAGCCGATGACTTTTTCACTAGCTTCTCCGAGCCATCGCCAGGTGTCTACTTCCATAAGTGATATACTTTTCTAGTATCTTATTAGTGAAACCGTAACATGGCGAAACGTTCCCTGAAACTTAATGTTGATACGTGGTTTGAAAAAACAATATATTTCATAATCTTTGTTCTTTTGGGTATTTTAACATATATGCTCTTGGTTCCTAAATCACGAGAGAGCTTTGAGACTTCCAGGTCATTATACCCAAAGAGCAAGGACTTTGACAAAGATTTTGTCAGTTCCTTGTCCACCTTGACTGATAATGACGATATGTTATTGATGCAAGGTTGTTACCAATTCGACCCCAAAAATGCTACTCGTTCCATTCCAAACGATTGTTATACTGTTAGGTTTCAACTTTATACGACAACTTTTGAGACCGTACGAGCAAAAATAATAGAGCAATTCATGATATTTAAAGACAAGATCAAGCAAAATTCAAGTAGCTCGGGCGATAGGATTGAAGGAGATGTATATGCGTTGATTGAACAATCTCCTTATTACCGAGACAACAATAATAATGTGATAGCTATTCAATATAACATATCAAGCTACCTTTCTGAGCCGGTAAATGTAATGAAGACAAATACGAGTGCTAATGTGTTTAACCAACCTATATATATTCGTGTTACATTGTACTTTACAAGATACGGTTTTAATGGTTTGCTCCGAGCCTCAAATGTGCCACCTTTGGATGTCAAATCGTACTTGCGACCATTTCGCACCAATAAAGAGCAATGTTACATTGCATGCCCCAAAGACGTAACTGATTCATATTGTGGATGTTTGAACCGCACCACCAAAACCGATCCACAAGATAATCAATTCTACGCTTCGTCATGTGTGTCCACAAGCCTTTCCACAAATGGTACCGCAAATTTGAATAAGGCTGTCAATGCCGATTTTGGTATTTTATATATCGTCAATCCCAAGTCCTCAGCACTTCATTCATATAACTTGTTCAATATATAATAACGTCATCTTCATCTTCTTTGACAAACTTGTATTTTGTTTTTTGGGTCAAGTTTAGGGTTTTGGTCGTCTGTGCAAGTTGTGGAACCGTCTCTGCTTTTGCGCGGGCTTCCACGACATCCGACCAGAATGCTTCAATTCGTGGGACAACAGAGTTCCATCTTGCTTCATCAAAGTAGATGCGTTGTACAGAAATGTGTTTCAACCTCCACATATGGAATCGAACAAGATTGAGATCTTTGTCGCGACGCATCTCACGAGACGAGAACTCACGCGCCCATGCCTCGGCTTCTTTGGGGGTGAGGTTCTCTTGACTATACTCATAGAATACTTCACCGTAACGCTCAAACTCGCAAATGACGCCGTGGTCGACAACCTTGCCATCATTCATCAACAGGTAGTCTTCTGTATTATCGAAAACTTGCATTTCACATTCGATATAATCACATTCTTTCAAGCCACACACAGCCATCTGGCCTTGCATCTGTAGCTCATAATAGTCAGGAACTTCTCCTGTGATCTTTCTTTTGTAAGGGCATTTGATTTCGGTCATGATTCCCAGCTCAGTAATTCCATCAGGGGAAGCACCGAAGCAATTGAGAGATGGATGAGGAATCAACCCAAACTCGTACACGGCAATATTATCGTTCCGTTGCTTGTAGCACCTCATCGCCATATCTTCAAACATGGTACCCCATTTCATTGGTGGGGCTTGTTTGAATTGCGGGGGGTTAGCCGACACCTCGGCGACTTTCTTTTGGATAAGTTGATCGCGGTTCCCAAACTTGCCCTTGCCAATGGCTTGGGCGATGTCACTGGCAGTCAATCGCTGTTTTCGCAGATTATACCACTCATCCGTCCTTTGTGCGATGTACGGGATATCCCGTAATTTCTGTAACTCGCATCTATATGACCTAACTTCGCCGACGCGTTTGAGCGCATCCTCAAGTGTAACGCATGTTGATGGGGCGGCATGTGTATCGATCATACATAAAACAATACATGCCAAGTCGACGTCTCGCATCGAGTCCAGAGTAGAGGACTCCACATAATTGTACAATCTGCGGAGCACACCGTCGATCACGTCCACCGTCATTGTGCACAGACACTATCTTATCGCTTAAGGCTTTTTCTTCTTAAATAGCTTTTCGCGGCGCGCGGTTTCTTCCTTAATCTGATGCAGCACTTTGTTGACTTCAAACGGAATATCGCAATCATTTTTTGGGATACGCTCATTCCGCATATCCAACACAATAGCGTGAGCCTCACGTGTCTTTTTAGCGAACAACTCATCCATTTTCGCAGTGTTCCTGTATACCTCTATGTATGATCATTTTTTAAGTACTTATGTCTGATATCCGGAAGTTCTCTCCATCATCGAAAATCTCTAGAACTTGACATGAAGGCCTCCCGTATGATCGGGACAAGGCAGCGTCCACAAACCAAACACGCCCCCCAAGTACCGGCGATATCTTCTCGACGGTGTTGTGGCCGATACATATCATCTTTGTAGATGTGGCTTGCAACACATTGTCTACCACTATTGCGAGTACTTCAGGATTATTAGCATGATCCATGTACATCCGTGTCCATAGGATGCCACTATCATTTGCTATGATGTTATTATAAATATTTATCTCGTCATTTTCGAGTTGTTGCTTGCGCATGTACTTACGCATGACATTATTGATCAAGTGTATGTTTTGGTTCACCAATTGCAAATGTGTTGGAAGCACACCACCATGTGCAAAAAGGATTGACCCGATCTTAATGACGACACACCTCTTAGCTAGCACTTGGGCAATGCTGCCTCCCGGTGCGAACCGCCGTGACCGCAATGGATCCTTGCTTTTTTCCGAAACATATGTGAAATCTCCAAGAGTATTCATGAATTCATGGTTTCCTATCAAGGATATCACACGGCCGCCGTTTAAGCGAGCTACTTTGTCCAATTTATCCATAAAGTAAACCACCTCTACGTCTGGTACCTTTTCCCAATCGTCTGTTCCTCCTCGAGAGATACTATCCACCTGGTCACCAAGTTGTACAACCATTGTATTTTTTGGTTCGGCGATCCATTCTCCGTTATGATTGATAATGTTCAATGAATACAAGCATTCTGTAAGCCTGCCTAAGTCTCCATGAACATCCCCGATAACGACAATACGGGGACACGGTGGAAAGTACGTCGGAGTATCTTCATTGAACATGATACGTATATTTACTATAATGCTTTATATTCATTATGATCGCTTAGAGCACAGACTCCCCACGTCTAAATCCACCAAATACATAAACACGCAACAATTCATAAACGAACATCAAGAATGGTATCAGTACTTTGATTAAGAAGAGTAATAAGAATATGATAACTATAACTCCAAATATTATCAATACAGTCCAACGTATGGAAGTTCTTATGAAAGTCAACCCGGGATCGGCGCTTGGAGGATCGGATGGCTCTTTCTCTTCTTCTATGATTGGAGACACATCTGATGTAGCTATACATACAGGTGCCTTATTTATAAGCTCGTTGGTTGTATCCTTTGGATTACAGAACAATGCATTGCATGCTTGTTTCAACATCTTTGTTTTTTCAATCTGGATAGCCTCACTTTCACCGTTTTCCTGGAGAAGTTTGTTGTACGCCATATCATCCTCTGCAAGAGTTGAACATACATCATACGCATATGTTACACGTTCATCATTATTTAATGTTTGACATGCAACCATCATTTGATCCGTAGGAAGAGCTATGTTCTCAAGCGTTTTAGAGGCTTCGGCAGAAAGAGCATTCGCTTCGGCCGCAACGTTGTTTTGTAATGTGATAAGGTCACCATTACCTTGAGTAATCTCCGACAATGATGCGTTCATCATTTGAGTTAAGGTGTCGGGTAACGCGGTGAGACGATATATCCATGCCAAAGGACAATAGTCAGACCCTACGTAGTATTTTCCGGCAATGTAGTCGCTCTTTGCCACACACCGATCAAGTTTCTCTGTAGCTGCAAAGCCGGCACTTGTTTCGTCAACGGGATCTTGTGCAAATTGTGGGACATGAAATGCAGGACATGGTTTATAACAAACACCCACTTTTGGCGAGTAATACTTGTTTCCTAGATGGTAATTGGGAGTCATGAACCAATCGTACCATCTCTCATCACACCTCGCCCGCTTGGAAATTGCATAGTCTTCCAATGGCTTTTTACACCCACCACGTTCAGCTACAAACCCTGGGGGACATCCGGCTGTGATGCAATTTTCTGGTTTTCCCGATTGCCGGATAAATCCTATTCCATGTTCTAAACTGCAGGATGTGTATGCTTTTGACTCGTCCGATGTCTGCGAGCACAACATTTTTGTGCGATTGGTTTCATCACCATCCTTACTCTTGTTAAACGTCTTGACATCGTTGTACTCAGACTTGAAATAATTGGATGGATCATCAATCCCACATGCCTTTGCGGTTTGTATACTACATACTTCTGCCGGACTTACCTCAACTAATTCATTTCTTTGAATTCTTTCGAGATACTCGTTATCGCTCATGCGCTTCTACTATTATTTAGTAATATTAACTGATGTTTTTACTACTATTTTACGTGACACTGAGGAGTTGGAGGCTGATTTGGGGTATCAAATATTTGGACACTAGAGGTTTCGCTTGATGATCTATACTGGCCATTAAACAGTGTAGATGCTTTTACTATTCTTTGACATGACAACCCTTTGTCTTGAAATAAATAACTTGCATCTACCTTTTGCTCATTATTAGATGCATCCTTCTCTAAGAAGTACGCCCGAGAACATTGAGGAACGTAAAACGGTCCTTGTTGTGCCCATGGAATGTACACTTGTAATCGTTGATTGTTCTTGGTAACTTTATTCTTTAATGTTTCGGGTAGGTTATTAAGGTCTGGCATCTTGTCAATGTCAAATGTCCACGTTACATCACGAGGAGTGGACGTGCGTGTACAAAGACCAGACTCCCCACTTGATCCTACTTGCCGCCAATGTTTGTTATCGCATCGCCCATACGTTTCTATCGGACGTTGAATGCTTTTTGGTTCCCCAAATGAAAATAGAGTACTTATTTTATAAGATGGAAAAACAAAATCATACCATTTAGGCTTGATAGACATGTTCATATTTCCGACTCTTCTCGGTGGTGGGGGACTTGCATGACGAGAGATAAGAATGAGGGTCATGATAACGATGGCAAGAGCAATGTATGGCGACAAGTCACGAAGGATCACATAGAAGATACCGAAAAAATTCTTGATACCGGTGAATATTGTCGCGAGCCACTTCCTCCATCCCTCTGACGATGCTGCTTGCGCTTTGTTTGCAACGGATTGCTCCTGTGCTTTTATCGATCTTTCCAAGCCTTGTGCTTTTGCTGTCGCAACATGGGTATCTTCATCGAGTTTGAGTATTTGTGCTTCAATTTTCTTTCTTGCGAGTTCTTCAAGGTTCATTTCTTTTAGCTTTTCCGTCGCCATTTCACCCTACTATTTTATGCGTACTTAAGAAAATAATAAAACTAAAACGGCTTTTGTATATAGACCAATGAAACTTGTTTATGGGATTCTATTGGTAATCCTAATCATATACATTAGTTATTATTACAAGCATCCAACAACGATGATAATACTACAATCCACTCTATCCAACTTCCATTTCGACATGTTACGGGAAAAACAACCTATAATCATCCAAGACCGTGTAGCTCAGTTTCAAGAGTTGAAAAGGTTATGGTTTTCTTACAACTTTACAAAGGAGTTTGAGATTCAACAAGAAGGAGATCTTGTTTGGATCAAAAATAAATTCAAGTACGTAGCTCTTCAAAGCCAAGATGATGTCGAAGTGTTGATTGCACCCGCGAGTGAACATCTTTCTAAAGACGGGATTATGCCGGAAACAGCAACATTGATTGCCATACAATTGAAGGCAAATCAAGTTGTTATTATGCCATTCCACATGCATTACGCGATAAGCACAGAAAAAGGAAAATTAAGTGTCATTGGTGTTCACGATTTAGTTACCAAGCTTCTACCTTAATCGACTTCATCTATCTTTGGTTCGGAAGATGAAGTAGGTTCAGAAGGAGCGGCCGCGGCAACATCTGGTGTATATAGCTTCATCATGATAGGACGGAGCTTATCCTCTACTTCTTTCATCTTGTCGTCATAGGCCTCCTTGGTATCACGCTCGTGTGACTCCAGCCATGAAATAGCATCATTCACGATGGGCTCGGCTTCTGCCCATGCTGCCTTTGATTTATCGTCATCCTTCTCTTTTAGTGAGTTACGTGCATTGTAAACGTAGTTCTCCAGGTTATTCTTGGCCTCCAAACGAGCACGTTCTTTCTCATCATCCTCCTTGAATTTCTCAGCGTTCTTCACCATCTCTTCAATTTGCTCCTTGCTAAATTTGTTTTGATCGTTGCTGATTGTGATCTTCTGCGCCTTGCCGGTGCCCTTTTCCTCTGCACTAACAGTCAGGATACCGTTGGCGTCAATGTCCAATGTGATGTCGATCTTTGGCACTCCACGAGGTGCCGGAGGAATACCAGAAAGATCAAATTGACCAAGGATCTTGTTATCCTTTGTAAGCGCACGCTCACCTTGGAAGATTTTAATGGTCACAGCAGGCTGGTTATCCTCGTAGGTACTGAATGTCATGGTTTTCTTGCATGGAATGGTTGTGTTCCTCTCGACGATCTTGGTCATGATGCCACCACTGGTCTCCACACCCAATGAAAGGGGTGTGACATCAAGCAATAGCAGATCCTTGGTGGCTTCGGAACCTTGGCCGGTAATAACGGCGGCTTGAACGGCTGCACCATAAGCGACGCACTCGTCTGGGTTCAAGCTCTTGCACAACTCTTTGCCATTGAAAAAGTCCGACAATAGTTGTTGGAGCTTGGGGATACGAGTGGAACCACCTACCAGTACAACATCATCAATATCCGACTTGCTCATCTTTGCATCACGCAGGACTTGCTCCACAGGATCCATGGCCTTTCGGAAAATGTCCATACACAACTCCTCAAACCGAGCGCGGGTCAGCGTTAGTTGGTAATCGATGCCATCATACAAGGAATCGATCTCAATTGTCGTGCTTGTGGAGGACGACAATACACGCTTGGCGCGCTCTGCCGCTGCCTTGACACGCTTGACAGCACGTGCATTGTCGCTGATGTCTTTCTTGTGCTTCCGCTTGAAATCTTGAATAACATGATCCAAGATACGATTGTCAATATCTTCTCCACCCAAGTGGCTGTCACCAGCCGTTGCCTTTACCTCAAACAATCCTCCGTCCAAAGTGAGGAGTGAAACGTCGTGTGTGCCCCCTCCGCAATCGAAGATGATGATATTCCTCTCCTTCCCGTCATCCTTTTTGTCCAATCCGTATGCAATAGCAGCGGAAGTAGGCTCGGAAACAATACGAAGCACCTCAAGTCCAGCAATAGCACCAGCGTCCTTGGTTGCTTGACGTTGAGCGTCATCGAAGTATGCAGGCACCGTTACAACCGCCTTCTTTACAGGGTGTCCCAGATATGCCTCGGCGGTCTCCTTCATCTTCGTCAGCACCATGGCAGAAACCTCCTCGGCATGGAAGCACTTCTTCTCGTTCTGGTACTCTACCTCGATGATGGGTTTGTTGTTTGCATCGGGCTTGACGGTAAAAGGCCAAAGCTTCATATCGGTTTGAACATGCTCGTCCGTGAACTTGCGACCAATCAACCTCTTAGCATCATAAATGGTGTTGCGAGGATTCATAGCGGCCTGATTCTTGGCTGCATCGCCAATCATACGCTCGTTTTCGGTGAAAGCAACGTATGACGGCGTGGTACGATTTCCTTGGTCATTGGCGATGACCTCAACCCGATCACCTTGCCATACAGCAACGCAAGAATAGGTTGTACCAAGATCAATACCGATAGCGATGTTATCAGATTTGTCACTCATTCTTCTCAAAGTCACACAAATACGGGTATGTACAATAGTTGTAGCTTACCTTTAAATACCTTATCAAGAGTTAAAGATCAGTTACCGTGTCAATATGTTCTAGAACCTTCTCATGTGAAATTACGCTAATATGTTTGATGTCATCTAAATATGTTACATGTAGTTTGTGCGTGTCAAACATTTCATAATAGGTGTTTACATCAATGCTATTAACAACCCCATCGCCGCGACCGTATTGTTCAATATGCGGGTAAGAATCCGTGTTTCTTACACGATAGTAGTTTGGTGTTTTCTTGTTTCTGCACTCGAAAACCCTAGTTGTCATTGACACCTTTTTGGTGATAATGGGAAGGTTCGGAAGATACAAGTCCCTCCATATTTGAAAGGGCACATTACCCTCATCCGCAAGCGTTAGGTAGTCATTTGGTGAAATGGAACGCCAAATGGGTGATTCAACCTCAAAGATTGTGTCATTGTCCCCAAAGCCGAGCTTGTTAGGAAAGCACATAATTATACCACTGTTGAGTTGCACCATTGGTTTAATTGTCTTATGAAAGTATGGGACATAGAAGTCTCCTGTCAGAATAGTTTTCAATGACAAAACAGATCCACCAAATGGGACAGATAACATAACGCACTCAGCAATGTTTTCATCTATCCATTTTTGATCTACCATATGTGATGATACGAACCACTTAAATAACACGCCACCCAAACTATGGGACGCTACAACAACTGGACTTCCGTTTCGTTGTCGGGCTTCTTCTATTACCAATTTCATGTCATGGAATAGTTGTATGCGATATGCGGGATCTAGTACCATCCTAAAGTCGTAAGGAACACCGAATAACGATTGTCTGTCTTGGTACCCTTTTGCATAAAGCATCTCACAAATATCATGAAAATAGCGAAATTGAAACATTCTTTGAAGCACGCGTTGTATGCTATCAGGAAAAAGCAAGAATTCAGGACACACATCCTTGACACCTTTCGTGCCTCTGGGATCAAGTACGCTTAAATCAATGTTCTTGCTTCTTATGCCGGTAATCCGGCCGTTACCATCTCGTATGACATCAGACGCCATGTCTTGTTTCCATTCTTGTAGTTGTTGAGGGATATATGGGTAAATATTCAACCATCTATTATGCAAAATATCTTTGTTCAGTATCCTTCTTGTTGGAAGGTTTTTGTTGATAAGAATAGATCCCCCTATACCTGGGATCAACACTACCGGCCTCATAATTATCTTCCTTATCTTTTAATTTGTCTTTATTTCTATTTTTAATCTTTAATACACGAAGTTCCTCGCAAAAGTCTGGTATTGTATGTGCGTGTTTTCGGCTTTGTCCACGTGGCCAAAAGGTCACCCATGGCTCTTGTGAGTCTTTATACTCAACGGGTTTATCATCCCCATCTTGATCACACACCTGCTTCCACAAATTGCTGATATTGTTTGCAATATGATTATAAACCCGTGATTCGTTCGCAGTGAAGTCATCTGTTATTTTGGAATCAGACCCCTTAGCTACAAAGAGGATGCACCAAAGCAGCCCCAACCTATCATTTTTATGTTGTTTCTTGTAGCTGAAAACAAAAAGCTGATACAAACTCTGTATTATCATATTTTTCGGGAAAAACAAAAGGACGGCACCCCATAATGTCCATATAATATCGCAATCATCCATTCCAGCCCCTGTGATCCATTTTGGCCGCGGTAAATTCATCCGTTTCCGTGATAAGTATTCCAATGCAATACGGGAACCACTAATGTCTGATTCTGACCAAAGCTTCGTTAATCCGGCTAATATGCGTTGCATGAAATCGTACTCATGGCTATCTTGTGACGGCAATATGGTCTGAAATGTTTCTGCCCCCTTTGAAGACAGCGAAGCTCCTTCCGGAAATAAAACGAGTATCTTATCTTTGATCTTCGCCAGCGGCGGTCGCGCATATAACGTTGCATACTTAGATGAAAGGAAAGCCAATCGGCACGTCAGTAAAAACGCGTCTTTAACATTTATGTCACTATCGTCCATTATCAACTTCAACGTTTCAATACATCGTATAAACTCTAGTGTGTGCTTTTCCGTCAAGTTTTCTGCGACGAGTGCCAAGCAATGAATCCACGTGTTTTCAAGCACGAGTGTAGCTCCTTTTTTTAGCAAGTGACCTGTTTCATACAACGCCGTTTCCAGATCGTTGCGTAAAACGGCAACCATAAGAGCCTCATTGTCACTCATATCTATTTCACCTATTTTCCCGCTGCCTTAAATATATCAAACAGATCTAAGGAGTCAAGGCCTTAGTATTTCTACACCTATAGTAGACTCGTTAGAAGGACAAAATATATTCGGATACAATGGCTAACGAGGTCGAAGATATCCTGGTCGAGCACAAGAATCGCTATGTCTTGTTCCCTATCCAACACCCTGACATCTATGAAATGTACAAAAAGGCAGTTGCGTCATACTGGGTTGCGGACGAAATCAACTTCCAACAAGATCTCGCAGATTTGGAGAAGCTTTCGGATAACGAAAAGTTTTTCATTTACCATGTCTTGGCGTTTTTTGCTGCATCCGATGGCGTTGTGATGGAAAACCTGTCGCTCCGTTTCTCCAACGAGATCCCGATCCCCGAGGCCAAGCAATTCTATGCCTTCCAGAATGCTATCGAGTCGGTGCATGCGGAAGTATATTCCCTGCTCATTGATACGTATGAAAAAGACCCCGTTAAGCAGCAACAACTATTCAATGCAGTAGACACCTTTCCTGCGATCCGAGAGAAGGCGGAGTGGGCTATTCGTTGGATTAACGACGATGAGGCGCCCTTCGCCCAACGACTTATTGCATTTGCCATCGTCGAGGGTCTTTTCTTCTCAGCGTCATTTTGCGCTATTTTCTGGCTACGTGAGCGCGGTCTCCTCCCTGGACTCAGTTTTGCGAACCAACTGATCAGCCGCGACGAGTCTCTTCATACCGAATTTGCATGTATGCTGTACTCCAAGATCAAGAACCGTATTCCAAAAGAGAAGGTGTATGAAATGATCGAGGATGCAGTGCGGATCGAAAAGACTTTCATTACCGAGTCTATTCCTTGTAATATGATCGGTATGAATGCCGAACTCATGAAAGATTATATCATGTACATTGCGGATCGTCTATTGGTTATGTTGGGGTATGACAAAAAGTATCATACGTCAAATCCTTTCCAGTTTGCCGAGATATCTTCGATGGAGGGCAAGAGTAGCTTCTTTGAAGTCCGTGTGTCGGAATATGCCAAACCAGTTTCACTGAAGGCGGGAAAAGCGATGATTCCCACAGAGCTGTCTATTAATCCCGATGAAGCAGACTTCTGAACCTTTCCAAGTTGAAATAATATGGTGAAGGTTGAAAAATAAAGATATTCATACGTTCAACAAGTGTTTATATTTCGCTAAGCGTTTGTAACATTTTGTAATTGTAACTTCTGATACCTCGCAAATATCCGCTATTTGTTTTTTGTTGTAGTCGATCTCCTTCGCCATACAATAGTAATAGAGTGTGCCGGCCGCCACCGATGTGGGGGAATTTTCTGAAACAATCTCCAACTCATCAAGCCTCTGTGCAAGCTCCTTGCACTTTTGTACATCCGCATAGTCCATATTCAGCTTGCTCCCGAAGCGCGCAATGAAGTCTTCTGCTTCGGAAGATTCTACATTGATCTGTAACAGGCTTTGAAACCTCGCGTTGCCTTTTGTCAGCACGTTGAGATCGATGTTGAACATACGTGATACCTCCTTTGGTGACCGTGGGACTTTGTTTAACAAACACGCGAAATAAATACATGATGCTATCAAGCCTTCCTTGTTTTCACCTCTGCTGATCTTTTTCTCGCTGGCTTTCTTGTACAACACTTTGGCATCATCAAGTACTTTGGATGGAATGCCATGATTCACTGTATTTGCGGCCAATTGTTCAAACACGTTGTAAAGGCTCCGCTCCCAATAGGGCATGCTGTTCCACATTTGATACATCCGGATCCTCCGAATGTCTTTGCTCTCTCCCCGCCTGCCTCCAATCATGGATCCGAGGGACGACTTCGGGAGTAGGTTATTCGTCGGAAGACCGCAGCGGGTGGGATCCTCGTCGCGACTATCTTCCGCGCCATAATACCTCCATTCCGCCGTGCTTTCAATCACCCGTCCCATCACGCTACAACACTGAGTGCAAACATTTTGACCATCTTCTATAATCATACTTTTACTTTTGCACACATCACAAATTAAGTCTGCGTCCTCCCCTGGATTTGTCGTGTGTTCGGATCCATCCAAGCGAAGATCATCAAGGATGTCCCACAGCGCATCTTGATCATGATCCATTGAAGCGTGCCTGAGCAGAACTTCAGAAGAGGGGCAAAACCATTTAAAGATAACTAGTACATTTTGTCCTTAAATACTTTTCATTTTTTGAACCTCGGCTGTCACCTCACACATATATTCGTATGGGATGTTTTCGAAGCATATAAGCTTCTTGTTGAGTTCATATTGCGGAGTTCCTCCTTTCGCGGCGATCCAATCATCCATGTCCTCGGCGGTCATTGACAAGAGCTTTTCTACTGTTTTGGGACCAACGCCTTTGCATACGGATGGAATGTTATCGCTCTTATCGCCCATCAACACCTTCTTCATCAAGTCTTTGCGGGGATCTCCACATCCTCTTTCCTTGATGTATTTTCCTTCTTTGTTAATAACGTCGACCTTGTCGCTACATATTTGGAGATAGTCATTGTCATTGGCTATAATGATGAGTTTATCCATATCAAGGGTCTTGAAGAGAACGAAGCAGATGTCGTCGGCTTCCAACCGTGGATGGCAGACAAATCGGAGCTTTAAGCGTTCTTTTTCTGTCTTCAAGTATTCGTACACCTTTGGGAATATACTCCCATCAAAGTGTTTTGCATGAGTTCTGGTTGCTTTGTAATCGGGGAAAATATCCTGTCTCCATATATCGTTGCGAGGGCAATCGATGGCCAGCCAGATCCAATCGTCGTATTCATACTTCGTGCGGATTGTTTTAAAGTCATTTTCGAGGTGACGATAGAATGCCGTGAGAAAGTCGGGGTCATCCACAACCAATCCATTACTTTCTGTGAGATCCTTCCGTATCGAATACCACCGGTACGTCGCAAAAAAACGATGGAACAAATAGTAGCTGGTATCAATAACAACGGTGAGGCCAACCATCTTTTGCAGAATTAGATAATTAGTATTTTTATATTTATATCACTTTTTACCATTGGAAGCTATGTAATCCTCCAGCACATTAATCATTGTCCGTATTCCCTTGCCCCTGGGAATTGATTCCGGACCGATTTCGTGTGCCAGGTCTATATGAACCCAATCGCATCCCTTTGGAACAAATTGTTGGAGAAACAAAGCGGCTACAAATGCGTCACTACACATCTTGGGGCTGTTGCAAAGGTCAGCTACATTACTTTCAAGAACATCGTTATAGTCTTGCCACAACGGCATCGGGATCATTCTCTCTCCGATCTTGTCGCTCAACTCCTCCACTCTGTCCCTCAACCCTTTGGTGTTTGCAAAGTAATAACCAGAATGCCAGCAGTTGATGATTTCAGCATGCCCGGTTAAAGTAGCAATGTCTATGACTAAATCCGGCTGATACTTATGGAGGTATCCGAAGGCATCCGCAAGCACCAACCGTCCCTCGGCATCGGGGTCGCTGATTTCGACGGTCTTCCCAAGGTAGCTTCGTACAACGTCACCCGGATGTAAAGCCGTGTCGGAAACAGCATTTTCCGCGAACGGAAACGCACCATAGAACGTGACATGATCCCATTCTTTGTTTGACAACATGTGGATGAGTGCCATGCTCGCATAGATAGCACCTATCTTATCGTATTTCATATCAGCCATATTTGCAAAGTTTTTAATAGACAAGCCACCTGTATCAAATGTTATCCCTTTGCCAACAAGTGCCACACGTAATGGATCTTTGCCACGCCCTTTCCTTTCTACAAACACGAACGATGGCTTGTTGTGAGTGCTACACCCCACGCCTAATATTAACCCGAACTTGTGTTTTTTAAGCCTGGCTTCATCAAATACCTTTACCATACACCCGGGGATGCTTTTGAACATCTTGATGAACGTATGCGACATTGTCTCTGGTGTCGCAACGTTTCCGGGTATCATTGCCATCATGCGGCCAGCAAAAACCCTCCGCATTTTATCAAGACAATCCGATATATCATTATGAAACGTCTTACTGTCATGGGTAACTATCAAATCCACAGTGGGCATATGTTTGTCTGGTAAGAAACCTTGCAACACAGCAAACAAAGCATGTTCCACTATCAACTTGTCCTCCTTCAAAAGACTGTCAGATAGTAAAACGTAAACCTTCTTCACTTTTAGCTCGCCCCATGTAACCCTTATAGCTGCAATCTTCCTTTGAGCTACATAAATGTCCTTGTAAATGTTTTTCCTTCGTATCCGGACATGTTCGGAGTTGGCAGTATCAAGATCCCAAGCTAAAGTGAATACAGCCGCATTCGCTGAGAAGTCTGCATTAGGAGTATATGCAATATTCAACATCCTACTCAAGTACAATATATAAGAATCCGTCATATGAAATATACTTGTATGCTTCAAAAGGTACAAAACTTACTATGAATTGCTTTTGATGAACAGCACTTCGTATGCCTTTGATTAACTCTTGGTTCATGAGAGCTCTGTAGTCGTTGATGGTATCCTTCATTTTTATACTTGTATTGAGTTCGTCGTTCGCGCGGTCTACTTCATTTTGCTTTGTCTGTAATACGGCACGTGCGCTATTAGTTTCTTGTTCATATAACGTGATATTATTATCTATTTGTTTTAATTTGCGGATTGATGCAAAGTAATCTCTATAAGTATAGATGAAATGATTGAAACCGTACCTATACCTGTACCATCTATACCGATTGTAGCTTGTTATTTTGTTTGCTAGCTGTTGTTTTCGTTGATCTTCTTGCCTCTTATTCTCTCTTTCATCCATGTACCGTCGGAATGCGTTGTCATAGTTTTGGTTTGCTGTATCAAGCTCACCTTTGGCACGTGCGAGAGCCGCACGATTTTTCTCTATCAACGCGTTCAGATCGGCATCATTCTTCAGCAATGTAGCATATGTTCCTTGATAATACGTTGTGCTATCCCCATTCGGGATTACCTTCAATGTGATGTCTTTGGAAAATTTTACAGTTAAGTTTATTGGTATGATTTGTTTTTTCTTGGTACCACATACGTCTTTGACTATACGTATGGCAGGGAATGTCTTTGATTGCGACTTAATCAACAAAATTTCATTCACACCATCATCCCTCGTATATTGATAATCAAAAAAAGGTTTTAGATATCTCATCAAAGTCAAATCGTCTAAATCCTCCGCATCGACAACGGTATCGTTTTTAATGATACGTATCACACTGGTTTCCGGATCAATTTGAAAACCACATACTATATGAAAATTACGTTCGGGTGCAGCTTCTTTGCAATACAGTTGACGAATGTTTTCCGCAGTGAAATTTTTAAGGGTACCATATGCATATGTTTTTCCGTTATCAAGTTTCTGATAGTAGTATTCACCAGTGTCGTCTACTGTCTCCATTTTCAATCCATACCCATCGGCCTCTCCACTCAGTAAGTTTTCCTTTCCGATAAAAGCCCAATGCTCAGGAGACCCACGTGCTTCATTTTGCGGGATGTCACCAAATACAACCTTATCCTCTATTTTCCCTTCTTGATATACCGGACGAAGGTTGTACCAATTCGGTAATGTTAAGCTACAATCTATACGGTTCTCGCCAGGAAACTGTTCATATTGTTTAATTAATTCGGCCAGATCAAGAAAAATAGGAACATACTCAGATGGAGGTGGGTCTGGGTACATTTTTTTTAACAATTCTTGCAGCTTTTTGTAATATGTCACATCATAGTTAAAGTTTATTCTAAGATCTTCACTTGAAACACCCCCGAGAAAGTACGTACCAGGAAAGTCACAATGTTCCGGAGTTTTGTTAAAATAAACTTTAGCCGGAACTGCTTCGGTTTTGGGTGCGTCGATAATATTAGAAAACTCTTTTCCGTCCTCCTCCTCTTCCTGTTGGAATTGTTCAATATGTTTCCTTTGCAGGACTTGATAAAATACAGCAATAAGTATTACTGTAATAATGCCAAAAATATACCGCAATTTCATACTACTGTATTGCTAGAAAAAACAACATTGACCAAAAGCCCAAAAGGGTTTTGTTTTTTGTTCTTTTTTGGTTTTTGGGTTATCGTAGTTAAGAGCGAGAATGATTCATCTGGTTACTTCTTGGATGCCTTCGCCTTGGTCTCCTTTGGCGGCTGAGCTGCCTTCCACTCTTTTGCCAAAGCGATGACCTTAGCCTTCTCCTCGGGATTCTCCTTATACTGGTTCCAATCGACGGAGGCCTTGGTGAACCGCTCTTTGTGGGACAGACTCGGGTCTTCGGACGTCAGCTGGAAGGTACGATAACTCATGTAGATGTTGAAGTCCGACGGCTTCTTCTTTGGTGCAGTTGCCTCATCTTCCACAGGAGTTTCCCCCACGGCCTCTGTCACCTCGGGGACTTTCTTCACTGCCTTCTTTCGGGGCTTCTTGACGGGCTCGGCGGTAGCCTCTTCCTCGGCGTTTGCTGCCGGCGCGGCAACCACGGCTTTCTTCTTCGGCGCCTTGGTCTTGGGCTTCTTGTCGGCTTCGGGTGGCGGGCTCGGCGTCTCGGTAACATCGGGCTCAATGTCCTCGGACACGGGCGGGGGGTCAACGGCGGATGGCGCTGTGGCGGGCTCCGCGGGCATCACCACCTCCTCTTTGATCAGGGGCTTCACGACGTTGGGCGCCACCTGGGTGGGAATCCGGTTCCACACCTTCACGCCATTCTTGATGCCCACCATCCACATGGTCTTGTCGCGTCCTTCCATTACGGTGCCGACCTCCTCGGCCTCCGCTGTGTAGCCGAGACCGAGGGGACTGGACTCCTTGCCCGAGTAGGTGAACGAGGCATGGTTCTTGCAGGTCTTCTTAACGGCAGTCATCTTGGGTGTTGGTACGTTGCACGGTTGGTTGTGGTCACAGTATTCATACATACTGTATTGGTAAGTACGGAATCAATTTTTTCGCGATATCATCGGTTATATCACAAATGTTTTGTCACTCTAACCAGGTTATATACGAAAATTTGATGAACATCTTACGATGTTTGCATAAAACCGTCAAGATGGACATTGAAGAGACCGTCGCCGCGTTGCTCACGCTTTTCCATCAAAAAGCCAGCACGCATGAGAATGTGGAACATTTGATCGAAGACACGACGCGGAAGATTCTCGTTACATGTTACTCCGGCCTTGCTCCCGCAGTTGACCAATTAACGACGTACCTTCCCCCGTTGGAGCTTGCCGACGATACATTTATTATACGATCAAAGTAGATAGAAAGTATGAATTTCGTGACGTTTATGACATTGTTCATTGTGGTTTACCTTTTGTGGTTTATTGGTCGTTGGCTGGTTCTCCCCCATTTGCGCATTTTCCCATACATCGAGCCCATGTGGCTGTGGACAACGTTGTATGGTATTTTTGCCTACATCATGAATTGGATATTCCTCTGGATTTTGTTGTATCTTATCATCGTTTACATTACATGGATCATTATTAAGAACTATGTTCCGGACTTCCCCATTCCTTTTCAATCGATTTTGCTCGGCAGCCCTCCCTGGCAGCCTTTGGAGCGTGCGGGTGTTTTACCACTAATTGATCGGTTACGATCGGTCTTCGTATCAACCCGGAGTCTAGAGTGGCGTTTGCGAACTGCCGGCACTGCGGTGGGTGAATTTTTCGATAAAGCTTTTCAATACATACACCAGTACACCGCAGCTAAAGTGCAAGGAAAGGAGACGCCAAGCAATGTGGACTATAGAAATGGCAATCCATCACAGAACAATAATTCAAATAGTAATATCCCCAAAAATGCGGTTCGCAAAAGCTCCAGACCGTCACCATACGAAGACGATGAGGTCACGCAAGTGCAGGATGAATACTTGCAATGCATTGAAGAGGAATCCCAACCCATTTACAAAGATATGGAGGGATTAGAAAAAGCACAAGCGATCACAAGAAACGAGTCGGCTATTGTTAACTGCAGAATACGGTCACTGCGATCGTACTCAAAACTTGTGAATAACAGGATATCATAACAATCTCTTCATATCAATTAGAATACAAATATAAATATAATGTCAGATCCGAATGCATCACCCTTTTTTGATTTTGGTGAAATCGTTTTATTCACAGCAACGATGTCTATGGTCGTATTGATTATCTTCTTGTTTCACTATTCCGCTATTCAAAAAGACGTGAAAAAGAAATCGCGTTGTATTCGGGAACGGGAATTAGGAGAAAGCGGCGGTATTTACTCCGTGCATGCAATGAATGAATACAACGACAAATTGTACTCTATAGAGTACGACTTGATGAATAAAGACTATACCGTCAGCTGCGCATGTTCAAAGGGTGATGTAGCTAATAATTTCCAAAACATCAAGGTATACAATATGAGGAATCCCAGTGCACCTGTTATGAACATTCCAAGCAAGACGTGTTATTGCGAAAGGAACATTGAGTCTGATAATATCAGCTACAAGGGCTATCCCGGGCTCATAGACTTCATGTATAGGAGTGACATTAGCTTTTTCAAAGATCTAGATTCTAAGTGATTTTTCGAGGTGCTTTCGTAGCTCCATTCTTTCGGTTAAACTGAGCTTTTTGGAAGGGTATTTTACATCAAAAATGATGGCAAGGTTGCCACCGGGCATACCCTTTCCTTTTACCATGTATACCTTGTCCGCTTGTACTATCCCGAAATCCGCAGAGTTCACATCGAATGCTCCTCCAAAATGTGGTACTGTAAACTCTTTGCCTGTTATGGCTTCCGTTAATGAAATCGGAACAACATAGACGAGGTCATTATCTTGCCGCTTAAAGTTGGCGTCTTGAGCTACATGAATCTCAAAAACCAGGTCACCGGGGATATCATTCTCTTTGATAGCTTGTTCCCCAAGCCCACTAAATACAATATGATGTCCATTTCTTACACCTGCTGGAATGTTAAGCTCGATCTTATGCTCTTCTTTAGACGACCCGGTACCGTTACATTCTTTACACCCTTGCTTACCTTTTGCAATGAAGCCAGTAGTTTGGCAAGTTGCACAGGGTCGTTGTGTCATTTGTGTGAGGAATCCCATGCGCTGCATGTTCATAACATGTCCTTTACCTTGGCATGCGAAGCATTGCTCCTTGCACTGCATGCATATTTTCGTCAATGTGACTTTTACCGACTTTTGGAGACCTTTGTAAGCGTCCTCCAAGGAGATCTTCATTTCATGCATGTGATTGCTTTTCTTTTGATGCCCCGGATGATGATGACCTGGATCCATGTGGTGAAAGCCAAAAGGCATGTTTCCAAAGAATTGCTCAAAGATGCTATGGGCGTCCATACCATGCATTCCTCCCACACCTCCGTTATTATCATACCCTTCATCCCCCAGTTGATCGTATCTCTCACGTTTCTCATCATCACTCAATACCTCGTACGCATTTCCGAGCTCCTTAAACTTCTCCGGATCTCCACCTTTGTCCGGGTGCATTTGTACGGCAAGACGCTTAAAGGCTTTTTTAAGGTCATCTTTAGAGCATCCCCTCGGGACACCAAGAACATCGTAAAGCTTGTGTGTCATTTTGTGTTTAATTATTTGTACCGATACCCTTAAATTAAACATCGCATTACCGAAGCATCAATCGGTTGACTTGATCGAAATGTTTGGCGATTGCATCGTCCCGTTGTTTTAGTCGCATCACCCGGTCATGTTCCATCTTGGCAATGCGTTCCTCCCGCTCATGCAACCATCTTTTTTCTTCATCGGTCACGGCTTTTCCAAGCGTCGTTGCACGTGCTGCCTCATAATCTTCCACACTCTTATATTCTTTTCTTTGAGTGATGCTGCGTGGGTCTACCAGCCGTGATGTTGTATGGGCTTTCATGTAATCTGTGAATTGAAGGCTTCGCTTCTCGCCGGCTTCCACACCACTGCTGAAATCTCCCGTCTTGCCTCCTAACTCCGTATATTGAATGCTTTTGGCAAGTTGAAGTGGTTCAGGCTCTTTGTATACGGTGACCTCTTTTGATAATGGCACCATCTTTTCAAACGCCTTATTGAACTTATCCTTGTTGTATTTCTGTAGCGTATTTGGGATATCAATATCCTCGCGCACTGGGGAGGATTCGGTCATTACATGTCCATATCCCACTTCATTATCATCCTCAAGCTTAAGCTTGTTTTCATCAAACAAGCGATTGAACTTCTCAGAGAACCCTTCGTCTTTGGATGAGGAGCGAGTGGCCACCGGTCTATCTGCATAGTAGTTGTGAGCATCTTGTTTTAGTTCATGATGATGACGTGTTTCTATCTTCATCTTGTATTCGTTTGCAAGTTGTCGAAAGCAATCCGTGACAAGGTTGAACACTTCTTGGGAACCTCCTTTGTCTGGATGCACCCGCCGCGCGCGTTCGCGGTACGCGTTTTTGAGATCATTCCAAGTGAAATTTTGACTCACCCCAAGAACTTCATATGGATCCAATCCATTTAAATTCATATGGATGTCGCGGACTGAGCCACCATTTTGTTGCTTCATAAGCTCATAGTATTGTTCATAACTGAGCCGAGATCCTTTATTGCCCATTCTGTAATGTTATACCATATATTCCATCTTATTTTAGTCGCATTAGCACCTCACCCACATGGTTTGAACGGGACCGAACAAGCCGGACTTCACGCAACATAACCTATAATGAATATGGCGGCTTAGTTTTTGCCCCATGGGCACCCAATACTCCCCAGGGCATGCAAAGCGAACGGTAGCTTTCCCGCTTTTGACAATGGCGACACCGGCATTTGAATAATCGCCGTATGCTAGCATGGGTGTGCGAGCAACAGCTCCAGATGGCGCCGGGAGTGCACCCCAATAAATCACCCGCGTACCGTCCGGGGCGTTGATTGGCAAAACGACTTCTTTGGACGCTCCTTTGGGAGCTACTTCTTGGTTAGGTACCAAGGATGGTGGGAAAGCTGCCATACCAAGGAATGGCAGATACGTATCACGTTGGAATAATAGCCATAAGGCCATGATCAATACCACCAATGTGATAAACTTCCCGACCAAAAAGGTGTTCTTCGCTGAGATCACCAAAATACAAGCATACACTGAGAAAAGAAGAACAGTAAATTGACTCAAGATATATAACCACGTGTACATAACCCTATCATTTCTTGTAGATTATTTTCGTGCTTTGTAATACCGAGATACGAATCCGTTTTCTTCTTGTAATAACTTGTGAAAATTGGAGTAGGCTATGGTACCACCTGGCTCCGAGTAATAAACACGTTGAATACAATATCCCTTCTCGGGAAGCCGTGTTTTCATAACTTGCAAACAGTGGACGCATGGCTTTGAGCTGCCTAGGCTTCCGTCACGGCTCGTGCGGATAACTAGAATATCCACCTTCTTTAACCGAGTCTTCCGTGGGAGATGCGGTAGCTTGTCTATGGCATTCTCTTCGGCATGAATAGTCCCTGCCTCATATGATTGCTTATACATGTTCTCGCCATAGCTCAGGCGATTTAAAAAAGCATCCATGTGGGAAAATAACTGCTGCGTGGTTGAAGCCCGGTCCCATCCGGGCAGGGCACTGGGAATGTGCGATGCACCGCCGCCGATCGCATATAGTCTGAGCAAGATTGTACAGATGAGCCGACATGTTTGTTTATAATATACACAGACCGATGTTTAACAATGTAATTGATAACCTTATATCCTTCAATTTTTGTCATCATTTAAAGCCGTAGTAAAATGCTTCGTATAAAATCCATGCCATCTTTGTTCGTGATTATACCGGGTTACGGAAAACCGTACGAAGATACCAAAAAGGAAGTTCTTTTATCCAATATCAACCGTATAAAGGAGACGTTCCAAGGGAAGCTACATGTACGTGTATGTGCATATGACAATGCAGAATGTCTCCCGGAAAGCGATGAACTGGAGGTCGTTAGAGAACCAGGCCTTCCGGGGGATTTTTTGAAAAAGCAGGCACACCCGGATGCTCTAGTAGATTATGATTATGTGCTTATTTTATTTGATGACATATTACTTCAACAAAACGTTGATATCACAAAAATGATGGAATGGAAGGCGTATTTCAACCTTGACATCATATCTCCAACGTTAACTCACGATTCGCAACATGTGTATAAATACATGCTATCAGCTGTGACATATCATCACATGCGTATCGGACCTTGTTGTGAATTATTCTGTTATCTTCTTGACAAAGATGCATACCGAAGATATTACGAACACATAGACCCAGATAATAACCCGTGGATGTGGGGCTTAGATCTGATATTGCATCGTCACCTAGGGATGAAAGTGGGTCTTTTAGACCATATGAATATGACACACTTGTTTCAAGCGACATCTTATGTCAATCATAAAAGCCGTTCCCCGGTTTCGGGGTATGCACATGTATTGAAAAAATACAATGAACCAAATGATGATGAGCTAAGAAATCAACCTATTGTATTTTATTCAATCACGCAACCATCGCGTATTTGAGTGGCGGATGGTACTTATACCCAGTAAGGGAGAAGTCATCGTAGGTAAGGTTCTCTATCCATGCAATCATATCATCAACGGACGCTCCTTGTGGGGGCGGGGGCTTCATGATTGCGATGGACGGATATGCTATGGGTTCGCGTGAAACCTGTTCTACGGCATTCACATAGTGCTCTTCATATATATGAGCGTCCCCAATGACGATGATGATACGGTCGACGGGAACATGAAGGCAGGTAGCGATGATGTACGTTAGAAGAGATGTGGACGCGATGTTGAACGGCAACCCAGTGCAAGTGTCACATGAGCGTTGATACATCTGACACGACAACCCTTTGCTTGACATGTAAAAGTTGTATAATACGTGACACGGTGGCAAACACATCTTGTCTAAGTGTTTTGGGTTCCATCCAGTGAGGAGGGCTCTCCGCCCATGAGGATTACTGGTCAACTCCGAAAGTACGTATCTCAGTTGATCCACGCCTCCCTCTTTATTTGGATAATCTCCATCAAAGCACCTCCATTGGTAGCCATAGATGGGTCCGCATTCACCCACAGGGTAGTCACTCAAGCCTTTCGCATCCAAAAACTCGCGTGTGGTGTTTCCATCCCAAATCATCACGCCCTTTTCTTTCAACTCGTTGGCGTTTGTGCTCCCCCTCAAGAACCACAACAACTCTTCGACGATGCCGCGCAAAAACATGCGCTTGGTGGTTAATAGTGGAAACCCATCTTCGAAACAAAATTCCAACTTCTCACCAAATACGCTCTTTGTGATGCCGTTGCGACCCCGGCGCTCTTCTCCCTCCAGCATAATCTTCTGGATCAGCTTCAGATACTTCCTTTCAGACGTCATTTTCGATAAGTTCCTGTCATCATAAATCTTTAAGCACGTTTCCTCCCGTGTTTCTTCTCTACGTATGTAATGTCGGCAGGTACATCTTTAACATCGGGAAGGAAAAACGTAGGTCGCAAGTATTTAGCCTCCATATCTTCGCGATTCAAAGAAAACCGCTCGCATATCCGGGCGATAAGATCTTCGTTTTGCTTTTTGAGGACTTGTTTTAGAAGATCGTGTGCTGACATTTTAAACGAGTGTTCTTTATTTAAGAAAATGTCACTTCAAATTTTACAGACAACTTCCCCCGTTACGTTTCACCACCTCTTTTATATCGTCAAGAATGCCATCGTACTACGATGATGATTGGGATAAATATGATGTTGGCGAGTTCACTGGTGATGATACCGATGAGGACTTTCCAGAAGATGACGAGTCGTATTTTTCCGAAATTCAGGAGGAGCACCAAGAAGATGTCTTTGGAATACCTGTGATCCCATCAAAATGGAAACGAGTGTGTATGGGAGGACAACATTTCCAGGTGTCCAACAAAGGGCACATCATGAAGCCCGATACGTATTTCGAGGTGCACAAAGGAGTGGAGGAGTCTGGTTCACCATATCGTACGTTTACTTTTGTCACAACAGACGGAACACCTCGCACGTACTATATGCACGATATCGTATGGCGAGCATTTCACGGAGAGCCACCTACTGGTTGGGAGGTGCAACATAAAGTTGCGGAAACGATGAAGCGTAAACGCCATTACAGTAATGCGCTGCACAACCTCACCATCATGCCTTCCAGAGTGGAAGTGCGTCCCACGATATTTACTTAAGAACATGTTTCTATTTATTTTTAATACCATCATTTATAATGTTGAATTGGAAGAGGATTGCAAACAAAAGGCGCCGCATCGAGGAGGCGGCAAAGGAAGCCGGGGACGATGACAGTGATAACGGGATTATGCCCTTCGTTCTTCCCATGGGTGGTGGAAAGGTCAACCAAACTGTATATACGCACATGAATCATGTCTACTTCAACGATGACATCACAAGTGAATCTTCGTTCCTCCTTTGCCGGGAACTAAGGAACGCCGAGCTACAACAGAAGGTAGTTGCAACTTCATTCAATACCAAGCCTACACCGATCTATCTGCATTTGACAACAAATGGTGGAGAGATCCATGCCGCATTTGCGGTGGTTGATACAATCTCTCAACTCAGTGTTCCAGTGTACACCGTAGTCGATGGTTTCGTCGCATCAGCGGGAACCCTCATCTCCCTCGCTGGCGAAAAGCGTTTTATTTCCCGAAATGCGTATATGTTGTTGCACGAACTCCGATCTGGCGTTTGGGGGAAGATGTCATCCATCGAAGAAGAAATGGAGAATCTTAAGAAGATCATGGAGCATATCACCTCTTATTATATGTCCAAGACAAAGTTGAACCGCAAAAACCTAGAGAAACTCCTGACCAAGGACGTCATCTGGAATGCCGACGAATGTGTCAGCAAGGGCGTGGTGGATGGAGTCTACGCATAAAGATAAGGCTATAATGTAAAGGTAAATGGGTATCGAGGTTATTGTTGCATGTACACCGACGGGGGGCATCGGATTCGAAGGCGATATACCGTGGTACATAAAAGAAGACTTTGCAAGGTTCCGTAAGATCACACGAGACGGAAACAATGCGGTCATAATGGGACGACGGACGTGGACTTCACTTCCACATAAACCCTTGGTTGGCCGCATAAACGTTGTGGTTTCTTCAAGCATTATACCCAATCCTCACGCCATCAACGCAGTGTCGTTGGAGGACGCGCTCTTGAAGCTGAATGCGATTCCAGAAGTAGACCGCGTGTTTGTTATTGGTGGCGCGCGCCTTTATGACGAGGCGTTGATGCACCCGCAGTGTACTGATGTCCATTTGACGTTAGTTGAAAACAACAATGTTGTTACCGATACTCATTTTGATCTATCACGTGTATTTGAAAGGTTCGAAATTCAAGATTGTTCAGCCACATATTCGGACGGTGATATATCGTATCGTTTTATACACTATATAAAAAATTGATTGATTAATACCCCAATCAAGTGTAAAAATGTTTCGCCTCACTGCTCCCAAACGTGTGGTTAGATGTTGTGTCAACAGAGACACAAAAGGTATTTTCCAATACCATCCAAAGGTACCCGTGTCAATCAAAGAAGCCAGAGAAGCATACGACATTTGTCACAGCATATTTGTATGCCCGACCAAGGATGATTACATTATACATGCAGTAGATGGTGAAATGATTGAAAAGTACTTGTTCATCGTTGAAGAACTTGAGCGTACCTTTCAGCAGGACTCGCCATACATGGTCTCCATAAACATCGGTAGAATTCACATTACGATCAAGGGGCGTTAGTCCCCACCCATACTTGTTGAATTCTCCCAATCGCTTCACCGGCTTCTATTTCTGCTCCTTTTTGTATTTGTATGTGGAATTCATACATAGGAACCATGAGCTCTATTGTTCCATGCGCCGGAAGAAAACACAATAGCTGACCCTTAACCACCTCATCACCTTCGTGAATCAACAATCTCGGTTCTAGAATCTTTGATGTTGCCTTTACCGTGATCTTCCCAATAAGCGTGTGTATCGTAATTGTTACCGTTTTGTGTTGTTTAGAAATTTCGATAATGCGACCCCAATACGGTGACACAACGATGTGTTTGTGGATAACGGATTGAATGCATGACATGTAGGAGAAACGCCTTTTGTCACAGTAAGCCTCCGTAACGAATCCGTCACAAGGACACATTAATGTCTCAACATCATTCGAATGATGTATGTTGGTGCCTCTTACATAATATAGTAGTATTGATACCAAAATGACCACACAAAATACCAACCACCACGCTCGCATAAATACTATTGCAACGATAAGAAGAAAAAGGATAGAGTACATCGCTTCCGGTGCGGCGACAAAAGGATCCATCACTCCAATTTAAAGAGATGATAAGATTTAAATATCAGCTATTTGAAAGATGAAGTATCCATATCTATTGGAGAAGCCAATCTATGGCACCTCAATTGGCGTCAGTGTACACGCTAATTGGCGGAAGTTGCCTCCATTACTGCACGAAATCAAACGTCTCGACCTTTCAATACATAAAGCAAAGTATTGGGATCATTGGACGACGATGTACTTGGCATTCCCCAAAATTGTAGGTGCACCTCGATATATCGATTTCGAAGATATTCTGAAAGGCGTAGACGAAACAGATAATTCACCTCTTTATACACCCGGGTTGCCGTTCAACACAACTTTGTACATGTACAACATATCAACTGCTCCTTACACTGTGGTAGACTTTGCCTGTATCGACCGCCCGGGACTCTTTTGTGAGATCCTTGAACTCCTTCAACGGTATGACATTGAAGTGAATGGTGCCTACATCAACACAATCGGGAGTGTAGTGAGTAACATATTCTATATATCAAGAAATGGTCGAAAACTTGATGACAACTACATTGCGTTCATTAAGAATAACATGGAGTTCGATATCCGGCACCGCGGGGCTGATAGCTATTAAGGACTTCCATCATTATTATTTTCATACCAAAAATGGGGGGAAATTCGTACTCGCGTATTGGTAATGGTGCAGACAAGGAGGCTTACGACAAAAGGAGAGAAATAGAAAGCCACATTGCGAGGTTTGTTAAAAGCCATTGTGATATCGCTCCTCACTATTTCGTGCCCGCCAAACTGATTCACGATGCGTGGTATACCTATAGAGAACTACATAATGTTGATCCGCTCGTGGATGAGTTTGTGGAAAAAGGATATGTAGAATTGATAGGCAAGGACATCACCTTTCATCCCGAAGCAAGGTTTGATGCTCATAACCAAATGTATTTTGGGATCCAGCTCAATTCATGGCCGGGGTGCTTAAAGGATGTATGCTAAATAGATATAAAACAACAAGTCATGACCTGACGGCTGCGGACGCTGATATCCACCAGTACATGCATATATGTAGCACAATGCTACAAAGGTGAGACGGAACATAAAAATGTATTTCTTGCGTGCATTCAGGCGTCCCAGGTGTGTCATTTCGGCACGTAACGAATCAATATTCATCAAAATATCGTCGATGTCGACGGTCATATACTCTTAAAATTATGTGGACTTTAAGTAGAAATGCACCACGAAAAGGCTTATTGTTTGAAGTGTAAAAAGAAACAAGACATGAAAGACGCGAAGGAGGTGACGACGAAGAACGGCAGACTGGCACTGACATGTGCTTGCCCTGTCTGTGGCACCAAGATGTTTAAGATCATGGGTGTAAAGAACGACGAAAAGAAGAAGTAAAGCACATGTGCCAAAATACCGCCCTCGGGGAGAACGATACTTTGGCGGATGTGCCGACCAGATCTAGGCATCCGCGGGCTTGGTGGCACGGGTGGACTTCTTCACCCACCGCTTGGTCTCATCCTTCATGAGCTTCAGGACATACATGTTCCCATCCACACCGACCATCTCTGTGCCCACCTCGCATGTCGAGGGCTTCGCCGTCGGGGTCTTCTTGACGCGCTTCGGAATCTTGACCTTGTACCACCGCTTCTTGCCCTGGGGATCAAGGCGCACCTCGTACAACACATCATTGGCACCGGTCATCTGCACCCCCACCTCCTGTGCCTGGGCGGATTCAACGGGAGCTTTGCGGGCGTTCGCCATCGGGATCGGGAAAATCAGAATTCAAGGAAGACAACGTCCGGAGTTACGTTATTATTGCATGCACACCGAACACAAATGTGCTTTCATTTTTTCGCAAAAACGCATATGGTGACTACATTTTTGCGATATGTGTCAAAACAGGCTAAACCGCGGAAAAGTTGACGTTTTATGCAACACAAAAACGGTATTCCACTGTCTGAACCACTACCAAAAACAGCTCTCAAACACAATGTTTTTCCGCGTTTCTGTTCACTACACGTATGATGAGGTCTTTGAGAAGGCTATGACGTACACCATCGACACTGATGGGATCGGCTACACCAGCTACGGGCGGCGCGCCCTGTTTCGTGACATCATCCGGGTGCCCCCGGTCGCCCTGGACTATCTCCGCTTGATTGAGCCAGAGCAATCCCATGCGGATCAGTGCGATTTCGTGCGCCGGTTCGTTGCGTGCCTCCCCCCCGCCCAGCGCCCGTCCTTCTTGCAGAACCCCGACGAGATCTTCACTGGTTTCGTGGAATTGATGCAATAAGCCACACACATACATCCCAAAAAACAAATCAAAATGCAAAAACATGCCTTTTGGCACTGAATAACTTTTATTTTTTTTAAAGTATTAGGTTCAGAACACTATGGGGCAAATACTCGGGATTCAAAGTATATTTGACAGGATATGTGTACTCGATAAAACCTTGAACGAGTATTTCGCGAAAGCGTCATGTATCACAAGTATTGTCACTACATCCTATCACAACCAATACAACAAAGAACTTGCACTGAATAAACGCATAAAAGAAAAAAATGCAAACTTAAAAGACATCCTCGGAAAGATGGAAGAGGAGTATATCAACATTGAAATTATTTAAGTATTATTCTTGTATTTTCTTTCATGAAAGATGGGGCAAAGGCATTCCCGGAAAGAAATGATGACGTATTTAGAAAACATAAATGGCGACGTACATCAACAATTAAACATTTTGTCACGACAAATAGAAGACGCAGAGTACGAGAAGAAGGAAATTCACAGGTTACAACAAGAGAATGAGGTCTTACACAAAGAGAATACAGAGCTACAAAAAAGAATACAAGTGTTGACGGAGCAGTATGGTATGCTTTTGAGCGGTGCCATAATAAAGAACCACATGTATTCGTCGAGTGTGGGTGGGTATGTTGATACGCTTTGAACTGGATAAGTTCATCTAAAGTACATATGGATCTTTCGTTCGATTTGTAATATTGCATTATTATAAATGGTGGTATTCATTGGTAACGCCTCTATTAAGGTGGGTATAGATGAGAAGCAAGGTGGTGCTATATGCCATTTATCGCGCGGTGACAATGCTCCTAATGTCATTAATACATGGGACACTGGTCGCCTTCTTCAACAGTCTTATTATGGTAACCCTGACGGCTCCAAGTGGAATGGTAAAGATTGGGTATGGAACCCTGTCCAAGGTGGAAGCTGGGATAACAAAACGTCAAAGATGGTTTCTCTCCAAAGATTAAGTGATACGGAGGTTGTTGTAAAGACACAACCCCGCAATTGGGCGGGATGTCAATTATGCGATGATGTGCTCATGATAACACATATAACTGTGATGGGTAACGACCGCATAAATGTCAAGTGTTCCATGGAATATTCGGGCATGATCCCTCATGCCAAACGACGTCAAGAAATACCAGCATGTTTCTTGAACGCCAACTTTTCCCACCTGGTTTACAGGGATAAGAAGACGAAGGAAATCAAGCAAGTGATCCCCGACGCTCCCGGTGGAAAGAATACGTACAGAGACGCATTTCCTAAATGGGTCGGATTTGTTGACCCCCGTACAAACGACGGCGTCTTTATCTTGAGCAAAGATGCCACTTTGGTAACCGCTTATCGTGTTGACATTCCCGGTAATCCACCGGAAAGCAATTGTTCTTATGTAGCTCCTTTGATGGAGTGTGCTCTAAAAGGACCCTGTAGAGTGACATATGAATTCAATGTGAAGCTCAAGAAACTGGATAGTCAAGATGAAGATGACTGAAAAAATGATATAAGGATAACTTATAAGAAATATTTAAGTTGGCCACAACCAACTTCTTATTCATTACTTTTTCTTTACTATTGAGCGTGTTTGGCCGAGTTGGTCTAAGGCGCTGCACTTAAGATGCAGTGGGGAAACCCGTCGCAAGTTCGAACCTTGCAACACGCACGCTCAATAGTCCGACTGCTTCGGGTATGGATTCTTTTAATCGGACATTCTCTCTTGTGGATCCATCTCCGATATCAACGATGGCGCGAGTCCCTTGTCTAAATGCCAAAACTGGCATTATGGTGCGTGCATTTTAAAGAGCAAATTGTGCCAACAATGCGTCAACCTGATCGATCGTGGGACGTGCCGAAAGGCGCAAAGCATCCAAACCTTCACACAGATCAAGCTCGGCCACCACCCCTTCCATTTTGTGGATAGCAAGGGTCAGGAGAGCGGCCTCGCGGGCGAAGCCGTGGGCGTGAACAAAGGTACATGTGTCGTAGAACAGGCCGTTCACATCAAGGTGCACCAGGTGGTGGGCGCCAATGCGGAGTTGGAATGCCTGGTTGGTTTCCATACAGTGCTTGATGACGGCATAAAACCGTGTTTGGATCAGTTCGTCATACGGGATGGTGATGATGGCCTCCACCAGCGGCCAGAAAATCGCGGTAACATCAGCAATGGATTCCATTTTTGTTTGTCGTTTGCATGTACGTCTCTACACTACTGGTTGAAATATCATTTTTTTGCAAAAATGCTGGGTTTCCTTGCAGATTGCCAAAAAGGCGTTTTTTGTTTGTTTTTTGTTTTTTCTGGGAAGAGTCACGTGATCTCAACCTAAGCCACATTCCCGCGGAGCTGCGTCTTCTTGATTGCCAGACGCTTGGCCTCTTTGCTCTTGGTGCGATCCTCCCTCACCTTTTTCCCGGCCTTTCGCGAACGACAGGGACCGGCAACCACAGGAGGTTCCACCCCCCACACATCATCGACCTCGGGTTCCCCGCCGTCATCGAGACCTGCGCCCCAGCTCGGAGCACTGGGAACACATGCATCTTCCCACTCGATGACAAGCTCGTTATACTTGTCCTGAGCTTTCGCCAATTCCTCGTTTTTGGCCACCCACGACATGTGAGCGTAGCCAAACTCGTGCACAGCGCGCACATAATGGTCATGCGCGTCTTGGCGGGGGCGGAATAGTTCCAGCGTGGGGCGATCCGCTGTCCCCATCAAGAACAAGGTGGCTTCGCAATGAGCCACAAGGGTCGTCTGAAACCAATCATAGCGGACATCTAATTCCGTCTCCAGCGCCTCAATCCGTGCCCATTGGGCGATAATCGCCTGGCGCAAGGCGAGTTGGCGAGACACCAAGGGAAGAACGAGCGTATACGACATATGAGCCATTGCAGTTGCAGAAAAAGAAGGGAATCACAAGTAAACCACATCAAAGTGTAAATGTGTGTATCATTTTTTGATACAATGACATGTTTGGTCTACATATTTCAAACAATGATATCCCGGGCAGCTTTTTTATAACGCTCTTGTTCCTCCACGGACAATTCTCGCCATTTTTGAGCGACAAAAGAGATATCTTTACCAGGATACTCTTTCAACAACATATGCACTCCGTTTAACCGAAATTTCTTTTTATCACCTACGGTCGTTGGTGAAACAGACCGTTGATTATCTGGATTGCTCTCTTTTGATTGTAAAACAACCTTTCTCTGCACCTTCGCGAGTGTCCAATCCGGCTCGTAACCCATCATCCACTCTATATATTGGACATTCGCACTTACTTTTGTGTGGAGCTTGTCACAAGTGTCGATGCCTTGGTCTTCTAAGTACTTTCTGGAGCTGTAAACCAATACGGTTGGCAAATCATGCAAACTTCTATCGGTAAGGCTTGATGCATGGGTGATTCCCCGGCGAGGAGTGGGAAAGTTATCCATGGTCATGTCAATATCATCCTTGCAAATGCATATTTCCACACCATGTCGTCGCCCCAATGCCGGCCTCTTGGGGAGGGGATAGAACACACCATTGAAGATAAGGCCGGATTCCGGAAAAGGGTATTTGATGGTAGAAAGATCCATCGCAAATGTTTGGAGGCACACACTCAGTTGCTCCCACCTCCCCATAGTGGTAGCAAGTTCGGCAAAAGCTTCGCGTGCCACAAACGGAACAACCGCATTCCCGAGTGCTTGGCAACGAGCGATCCACTCATGATGTTGGTGACATTTCAACACCACTCGGGGAACCGGTTCCGCCTCCCAAAACGTATCTGACTTTGTCCCTTGAGCTAAGTCCAACATAGAAAGATCGGTACCGGGCTTGCACGCCAGGCAAAACCACCTGTTTCGGATGTGGGGCGCACCCATGCCACCAGCTGACATCACAGTCCATTGGAGATTGAAACCTCGCTTTACACATTCGTCGATAACCTCTTGAATACCACAATTGAGGATGTTGGGAACATTCTCCAAAAACACCACGTTTATCGAAGGGCATTCGTCGACGATTCGCATTATGTGGTAAAACATCGACGACCGTTCTCCTTCGATGATGCCTTTTTGCTTTCCCATGGAACTGATATCTTGGCACGGAAAGCCACCACATATCATTTGGGGTTGAACAACCGGTGCTACGTGGAGGTTCTTAATGTCGTCATGGATGGGTGCACGATCGATTCGCCCTTCTTCCATACGATCCAAAAGAACTTGTTTGCAATACGGATCCCATTCGCAATACTGGATAGTGGTGGCAAAGTCATGCAACCCCAAAGTCAAGCCACCAATACCCGAGAATGTATCAATGCATGTCAACTTACCCATGACAATACAAACTCCACAAGGAACACGCTTAAATAGATATAATGCCAAAAGGAGAGGCTTTTGGACTTGGGTGTAGTGGATGGGAATCAGTCTACGAGAGCTGCCGGATGACCCGGGCACGCTTGGAGCGCCGGCACGGAGGCTCCTCCGGGTCGGCATCTGTGTCCTCGGGTTCTTCCGCCTCCGCCTCCATCTCCATCTCCGCATCAGAAGCTACCTCCCCCGGATCCTCATCGTGCCCTTCCTCCTCCGTGTTCCGTGGGACCGCTTCGTCCGCTGGAACACCTTTGCGCGCCTGCCACAGCCGCCCCACCACCGCCATGCACTCCACGTGGGTTAAACCCGGATTCTCGGCCTTCACATTGGGCATCATCTGTTGCAGAAAGAGTTGGTAGCCTTTCACCGGCTTCTTTTCCAACCCCTCCGGAAACACACGATGCCACGCGGCGGCCGCCTCCTTCCGGAAACGCGGCAACGAAATGGAACCAAACTCACGCAGGGACTTGTCCAGCTCGACCTGGAGCTTGGCAATCTTGGAGGTGTCGGTGGTTCGCATCTTCCGAACTTGCTTGGCTACATTGAGGGCGCCATATTTGGCCATCAACCCGGCGATCTCTTGTTGCATATCCATTGGTCACGGTCGTTTATACTGATTATGGGGTGATAATGTTGTGGTTAATATTCTATCCTCAGGAATTTTCAACTTTTGCGCGTATCGTCAGACGACTTTTACAAATTTATCATTATCGGATCACATAATCCAAAAAAATGACAGGGGGTGATCAACACGGACATGGTAACGGGAACAAAACATGATGTGCTTTAAACGACTATTCGCCAGCAAGGGTGCAGTGGTGCCAACGGATCCGCCGGTGATCGTGATCCATCCCGAAGCACCCATCCGGACACACGCCATGCTTCCGCCAGCGTGGCCGGAGGAGACAAAGACACAGACAAAAGAGTGTATTATTTGCATGACCCCCATTACGTCCCCGGGTCATCAGTTGGAGTGTGGCCATGAGTTTCACGCCACATGTATCGCTAAATGGTTAGAGCGCACCCCGTCGTGCCCTCTTTGTCGTCAATTGCACAACGAACACCCCGAATTGATCAGGATCCGTCATATTGCTGATTTGCTGGTATCGGAAAACATGGTGACGCGCGAAGATGCTCAGAATCAGGTTGATACCATAAAAGCGTTCTTCAACGGGACAATGTCATATGCAGAGATGCGCGCGATTGCAGGATAAGTCCCGTACTTGTTTAAAGAGAATCGTGGCACCTTTCTCTAACCAATAACGACAAAACTGAAGAATAATGAGTGTTTCATTGAAGACAGACACATCATTCGGATTTTGGGGATGAGGCAAATCATCTATTTGGCTTTGTATAATCTCAACTTCATCGAGTGTTATCTCTTTATAGATGTAAATTGGGCAAAATGATTGGGACAAAAGGGTATCAGTTCCTTCCAGGTATTTGCCTATATGAAATATTGATGGTGTACGAGGTTGTGAAACATGATAACAACCCAAAAGAAGTTCTCCATGAGGTATAGCATCTATACCAAACAAGTACATCTGACATACTGAACACCATGATTGGTTTTGTTTCTTAGCCTTCTTTTCTTTCAACATTCGCAACCTATCATTGAAACTCGGCTCATAATCAAGGTCAACACAATACTTATTGGTATCATGTACATGGACTCTTCCACGAAGAGCGTAGAAACAAAATGCCATGCTTATTCTATCTATGTATGCATATAAGGAAACCGAAATTTGTTACTTTCACATGGCGAGTACGTTTAGTCTTATCGATAGTAAAGAACATGTTGATTCAATTGCGGTGATGTTATGGTATCGTGATAATGCGGAGTACTTGAAGAAGTTTATGGTTCCCTTCTTCTCGCGAGTTGAACAATTGTATCCAACTACCACATTCCATTACTTCATCATGGAAAATGACTCTAAAGATGACACAAAGGAAGTGCTTGAAGAATTCATGAAAGGGCGTAAAGGTGTATTGATAATGGAAAACATTGGTGATGAGTTTGAAAAGCATGGTGTTGGCCGCGGTAGAATACAAAGAATCACAAACGTGCGTAACTACCTTTTGAATAAAGTACGTGGTAAACTAAGTGAATTCAAATGGGTATTATTCCTTGATAGTGAGGTGTACATTGACGAACTCAACATCAAATTCTTACTTGATAAGAATCCATCATCACAAAATGTGGGTGTATTAACATGTAATAGTATACAAGTTCATAACCCAGAGCATCCAGAGCATCCAGATGAGGATGAATGGCAATCGTATGATGAAACGCCCAAAGATGATGACCACACATTCATGCATTATTACGATACTTTCGCATTTGTCGATACCCAAGATATGAGTCACTACCCGAGTTGTGTATCGTCATCTTGTATATCGGATACGTGCATATCACATAGACCCGAAAGAATGGCATTTGACAGTTTGTTTGATGTTCGTTCCGCTTGGGGAGGATGTGTAATGATAAAGGCAAATTTACTCATGCACCCGCGAGTTCAATGGAAAACATTTACAATAAACGATAAATATTCCGTATGTGAACATGTTTACTTATGTGATAGCATTTACATCACAAGTGGTATGCGGATATGTGTTTGTGGGGATGTATACTCTTATTACAACAACATTTGATATAATTCTCGTTTGTTTTCATCGAAAATTCAACGTTCCGTCTCATCTTCATTGGCAACCTGGGGACTTCGCGGCTCACATTACTGGGATGCAGTTAGACGAACGATTGCAGATTTTGAACTGCCTCTTGGGGGCGGAGTGACCCGTTACTGATTTGTAGGGCATTTTGATCAAAATGGCAAAAAATGACCACTGGTCACAGTTCAGGTTTGCTGCTACACTGTCTGTCACGGCATAATTATCAGTTCACTACCATGGCTATCTGGTCGTCTTTGCCCTCTGATCTCGTAATTCGGGTTCTGTCCGAGCCCGCAATCCCATGTTCCACCAAGGTGGATCTCCAACAGACGCTCGGTCCCCTCCCCAGTCGGGTGTGTATCCCGGCAGGCTTGGAGACCAAACTGGCTCCCATTTTTGCCAGCCGCAGCAAACCACGTAGTTTTTTGCATGGTCTCCTCATCTGTCACTATTCGTCCCCAGATTCCCATGCCAAGGTTCGGCTCCAAGTTCTTCAACACAAAGGCGAAGCTTGTCTGGGTGGTTACAAGGTATTCGTGGTGAAGAAGAAGGTGCAGATGATCTATACGTATGTGCTGCTCCAAAGCGGTTGGTACACAATGAAAACATCCGAACGGCTTGTGTCCTAAAACCATTTGCTTCGCAATCCCAATGGGCGCCATTTTGGCGTTAGTTATTCGATATAAGGCCATCTGCTACAAGTTGTGTATAATGCAACGTCTCATTGATTCAACCGATGTGCTTCTCAACAAGTGGAAGTCAAAAAGAGAACATATTGCAAAGAATCAAAAAGAAATCGCCGAAAACACACAGTGTATACGTACTCTGGAATTGAACCTAAACAAACAAGAATGTCTCGATGTAGTTCGGACAATTGTCGACGAGAAGAATGCGGTTTTGGAGAAGGACATTCGAGAATTTGAGATTGTGAATAGTGAAATGCTGAAGGCCAAACAAAAGATAAAAGAGATGATGGAAGCTTTGTTGGATATGTACAAAAAAATACATCTGACAATGGATGCAGAGAAATGCGACGGTAAACTTGGTCAAGATGCATATGCCGTAGAGATTGCAAAAATATCGTACTCCAATCTTTTAGATAATCATAACTGGCGTTGTGAACCAGGTATTGCTAACATATTCAAGGACGATTATAGAGGATCGTCCAGTAATATGTTCATTTAAGCATTGTCAATAAAATGTAAGACATTCTCACCTATAATTGAAAAAATGAAGATATAATGTGATTAGAGTTTGCTTGCCGCAAAAATGACGACACTACTTACTATCGGTATTATGGCGCGAGGGGATCATTTCCTGCGAAACATCACACATGATGTTGCGTTCATGAGCGATCACGTTGTGACTCTGTTGGCCGCGTCGGCTCCGACCCCTGCTGTTCGTCTGGCTGCCGTGCGGGAACTTGCGCGTCGGGGGGATCAAGACGAGGACACCCACGAGGAGGATTCGAGTCCAGGTGACGAGGACAACGACCCGCCAGTGGATCTGGCTCCGTGTCCTGATGACTTTGTCCCTTTCGGCGAGGACTTCCGAGTTCCCAAATCCCTCCGCAAGCGCCAATCTCGCCTGTTCAACTGGTAATAGCACCAGACACCCGCCAAAAAGTAACGCCTTTTGGCACTTTATTGATGGTTCATTTTGTTTTCTATTATAACATGCTATTTATTGTTATCATGATCTTCCGTCCAATGCCATCTCTTCGTGTGTCGCCGAATACCAACGTTTGAGGATATTGTATAATATATGTGTCATCTTCTTCGTAGTTTACTTATAAAGATATTATTACAATACCTCGGAACCCATTTCCGCCACGCCCACGATTACAAGAACCGCCTCCTCCTCCACCATAGTAGGTTGCATCTCCGCCAATTGTAACAGTGGTGCTATTTGAAGCTTTTGCTCCTGCTCCTCCTCCTCCAAGCCCTCCAGTACCCCCTGGTAAGTTTTGTCCTCCCATTGATTGTGCACTCCCACCCCCACCGCCTGCATAATACTGTGCTGTCCCACTGATTGAGTATTGAACTCCATTACCACCATTTCCACCAGTTGTTGATGTGCCACTTCCACCAACTCCTCCGGCTCCACCTCCCCCTGAACCTGTAAATGCTCCATTAGCTAACCCACTGTTATAAACAGATGCTCCACCTGCAAAACCTTGACCTGATACCCCTGTACCACCAGTTGATCCACCATGCCAAGTACCACCACCTGAACCACCATTGGCTCCAGCAATATTTAAAGTCGAGCCTCCGCCACCACCTCCACCCCCAGTGGCCACATATGATCCAAATGATGAATTTCCACCATTTCCACCGTATGTAGCTGTACCTCCATTCCCTCCAGCACCCACAACAACTGTGTATGATGCTCCTGATGTTATAGCTAATGATGATACATAAATCACACCTCCAGCTCCACCTCCACCTGATGTTCTATCTGCAGAATATCCACCCCCTCCTCCACCTGCAACTATTAGTATCTTATAGTTGTTTGTGCTTGGAGCTGTCCATGTGAACGTTCCGACAGTGCTATACGTTTGTCTATAGACGCCGGATTTTCCAATAAAATTAGATAGACTTATACTACCAGTTGCCGGTATTCCAGAAACTCCAGCAGTATACGCGCCAGATGAATAATATTCACTTATTGAAATAGGGTTTGTACCTCCAAATGTACTTTGAATGGTAGAGAATGATACATTAGTTGAGGGGATAACAGACATAATATATAAATATTAGTCTACTAATAAAACTACGTAAATAAATAACCTAATTAGCGCTTTGCCCACTCCAAGCACGTAAATAAATCCAGTTTTGTGTCGTTGAAATCGGTTGTTGCCAAAACCGACGCTACTATTTTGTGTAAATCCGTTGCCGGGACTGTTATTTCCACGTTTTCATTGTTGTTATACAACACATTATCCCTACAATCTTCTATAAAAAATTGAAACTCCAATACATTTGGAACTTTTGCTCCCCTATTCTTCAAAATAAAGTAGCCATCCAAGAGGGTTTCGATGTCTTGGAGAACATCTTCGTCTCTTCCGCGCTGAAATGAAGTTCCAATGACGGTAGCAATATACGAAAACTCGTCCATGGTCATTAAATTGTTTGTTGATTGTAGCTCAAACCTGATTCCCGATTTCTCATAAAAGAAATCCGCAAATCGTGCGGACATGTTGCCGAGGTAAACATTGATGTACTTGTCGGTTATACCCAGAAATATAGGGTAGTATGTTTCCCCTGTCATTTTTCTTTCATTGTATACTTACCCTTTATGTAGTTTTAGCTACAGCACCAATAATTATGAACGTAATTTACAATGTCAAAGGCACCCGAATAACAATGGGACATCAAAATAAATAAAAAATACAGAAGCCATGGATCTGCTTGGTTATAAACTTTGTCGTAATGTAAGACCATCAACAATGTTTTCTATGTACGTATCCAAGTCATGGTCGCATATTGGATTAAATGAATGTTTATCGAACACAACAGATTTTATGTAGGCATACTTGTCATTGAAAGGATACAATGTAACAACATCGTATTTATTTCGCACATTCACATGATTCGGCACATACTCTGTGAACCATTCTCTGAATGCAGCATCTCCTACTTTTGGGGTCCCGAAAGTATGGCAAGTTATATTCAGATTCCTATTACTTAGATGTGCGAAATAAGCCGCAGCAAACATCGCAATAGCACCACCCAAGCTATGTCCACAAAATGTTACGTGATGTTTTGGGTGTAAGCTTGTAGCAATGTGTGGCTCTATACTTGCAAACATATTGTATATGGTATGGTGTATATTCATGTGTCTTTCTGCGAACGAGAAGGACGTAGGTTTGGCATATATGTAGCTACAAATATCAATGATGTTATGAGATCCTCTAAATGCTACAAGGGTCGATTTTGCCCCGGTTTTCCATATGTAAGCATGTGCTCCACTGTCGCTACAGTCCACCACTTCAAATGTGCTTCTTTCGGGTAATAGTTGACGACTTATGGGGAACGTGAAAACAAGATTTGTACTTTTGGCATAGGCTAACTTACTCGCCATCGCTGATCTAAGAACGGCGTCCGAGAGCATCACTTCACATATTGAATATATGCGGACATATTTTTATGACATAATTTAGGTTGCTTAAGAAGGTGAGATAAAGTGTATGCATATGCTATTGTGCAAAGATTGTAAGTATTTTAAACCGAACACTGAATGGTCGGGGCAAAATGATCAAGTACGTCATGGATATTGTACGCATCCTAACGCGGTTATTGCGGTATCCTATCATCAAGGTCACGTCTACACGAAATTGGCATCAGACTTTCGCAAGGACTTGCGTGGATGTGGGAGAACGGCCAAATACTATCTTGACAAAGATACCATAGACCCGCCAAAGAATATGTATAGGGTTTTCTGCACAACTTGTAAATATTACAAATTGAATAGTAATTACTACTCGGTTGAGTATCAAAAGGAGTTTGCATTATGCACTCATCCTCTGACGACAATGGTTGATATGGTATCCGGTGAAAAGCATTATCCATCAGCAAGCAAAATGCGAAATACTGCCAATGAAGACGACATACGCTCTTGTGGATCACATGGATATATGTATGAAGAAGACGTTGTAGAAAATCGTTCGGAAGTCCCGCTTGATGGTAAAAATGATGATTTTAATAAATTTTTAACTATCGCTTTCATTATTCTTATTATTTTGCTTTAGGCAATCCTGGATATTTGTTCAGAGTCATGTGCATCATACCGCATTTTAAAGAAAAGCAATAAAGCATTCACGCATAAAGTAAAACTGACGGTTGCATAGATGGGCGGTTCACTGATGAGGATGCCATACGCCACTGTAAGTCCCCCACCAATGCAGCTCATCGCAATCGTTGCATAGCTCAAATCCTTCGTTGACTTTGTTCTGTACACAAGCCACAATTGTGGGACTCCTTGTAGTGACATGATGCTGCAACCAATATACCCTAATGCTTGTATGTATGATGTCATGATGAAGATATGCAGTAATCTTTTATGTGGGTTATATTAAGCATTCCGTTTTTCTTAACTTATACTCCCAAAGACCCTCCAATTCATCATGTGTCATTCTTTCAAGTACAGCACATATATTGATACCAATATCTAAATATGAATAACAACATAAGTCGAGTCCATCCATATCCCATAATAGTTTGTCAGACTTGATAAGGGTACTTAGTTCATATACTCGGTTGCTAACACCATTTTTATACTTACATGCAATTTCCTTCACCATATCATTAGGCGACCTGTCAAGAGGTGGTATACCAAGTAAATACATGAAAACATCGATGAATAAAGTACCTCTATCATCAGATGTAAGTATATCACGGATAAGAGCATCTTTTTTGTACTTATGAAGTTCGTCCTCAAGGTGTCCAATCCGCTCAATTAACATAAGGATTGCCTTATCTTGATGCGACATACTTGATGAGTAAACGACATCATCATCCATTGTCTCCATTATATGGTGTCCATAGCTTTATTTTTATATCAAAATATAAGGTTTATACATACACATGTTATTAAATTTAACATGTCGTTACAAGATATGGTGCCATGGTCTATCATTTTTGGCGAAATCAATAAAAAACATGCGGAGGAGCTACGTGATGTAGTTGCCATTATCATCGTGGATTACATTAATGATCGTCTCAAAGACGGATGGGGTACAGGTGACAAAATACTAACAAGAGGTGTAAAGTGGTGCATAGAAAAATCAATGATAACAGAACACGCTATTAATACTGCAAGGAAGTTTATCGAAAAGAATTATTATTTAAACACTTATAATAAACATCTTATTCCCAAAGTGGAATATTATTTTGCTTATCTTCAGACGCATGTGAACATATAAAGACAACTTCGTCATATCATGATATGCCGATCTTTATTGTCGTGGAAGAGGAAGGTGAATACTCGGCTCGTGAATGGAAAATTGTAGCTATTTTAACTGACAAAAACGACGCTCTCAAATGGGCTTGGCGAGCGACAATGAATCAGTGGAGGTGTTCATATCATGTCCAACATTGGCAAATAAACCGAGTTTCTACGATTTTTGAACATGTCGAAACCTACTTTTTAGACAGTTATAAGCTTCGTCAGGAGTTGACAAATGATGTCATAAGTCGGGCGGAAAACGATCTTGAGAATGGTACAGATATACCATGTATCCTCTTGCAATATATGCGAACAACTGCGACGTGCAATAATCTTATTCACACGCATCACGAATGACCCTTGTCGCCTGTCTTATGCGGTCGCGCTCGTGCTGGTACGTTCGAGAAAGCCGCACGATATTGATATGATACCTGCGACTTGCTTCTTTTAGCGTGATACCTTCTCGGATCATGAGTTTCACAACCAGCATGGCGAGGCGTTCCCTCATTGCCCGCACTGTGCGCTTATGTGTGAGGGCAATGCGGGTTACTGGTACTCCATCCGCTGCTTGTCGCAGTATGTCCGCATCATCTTCGGCGCTGTAGCGCAGACCGACGCGCTCCGTTTCGGGCTTTCTTCGCGCCGCTTGAACGTTCTCGTAAAGGCTCATTGTAGCTTATGCTCTTTTTTAATGATTAGGTTCATTTTTTTCACCAAGAACATGCTTGTAATCTAACACGATTCTTCTTGTTATCCCAACCAACGTATATGCCATTCCAGTAATGGACAATTTTGTGCTTCTGTGAAAGATGACCTACCTACGATATGACGACAAGAAAATGAGTATGATGGGTAACGACCTAGATATAAGGTTCATATGTCATGATTACTTTAAACAATGACCAACACTATAGATTCTTATCATCTTATCCAGTTCGTTTTACAGTCAGCTTCTCATAACAATACGACTGACTGGTCTGCATTTATGGTGCAACTTGTAAAGATTTACAAAGGTCATGTCTCTGATAAATTACTCCAAGGGCTAATCCGCAAAAATATCCCTGAACTTTCCAGTGAATGCAACGCGCAGCTAAAGAAAAATCAGGAGATTGTGCGTCGGCGTCAAGCACTTGAAGAAGAACATGCGTTAAAAGTACAAAAATGGTTTGAGCGCCGTGAGAAAGGTAACAGTGAAGCATGGGAGCGGATTTGGGAACACAGGAAAATGATGGAAATACACGGCTCAACATATGTGGAGTAACTACATGGCAAAAATGAAATTTGATAAAAAACTATCAAAATGGTTGACAAGCGTTTAAGCCAAATTCATGATATTTTTGAACATATGTCTAACAATTGATATAGTGCATTCTTTTTATCATATGTAGATGTATTGATGTATCCAACAAAAAAATGATGAGTTGACATGTAGCTACAAGTACAGCTCTTAGATACGAACAACTATTACGCAAATGAACTTCGCTACCCTTGACGCCGCGCTGCCGGATGAGCTCGCCGATCGAATTGCGCGTCTCGCTCACAAATCACAGTTTGATCAAGTGACAACCGACATTGTTCACGGAGCAGGTAATCTCCTCAGTGATTTCGATCAGGCCATCAAGGCCGGTGCCGCCAACATCAAGGACTATATGACCGAAAAGTATGGTGACCGGGTCAAGGTGATCATTGACGATTACATCGATTGGTATACTATTGTCTTCCTGTTTCCGACCACGTCCCGTTTTGCCTTGTTTCACCACTACGCCGAGTGGAACACCTGTGACCAATTCGTCATAGATGGAACCTACACGTCAGATACCATCCATATTGATCGCTACGTATATGTCGATCGCCGTGGCGAGTATCATACCGAGTGTGACCACATCTTCAACTTCATTCCGTTTGGGCACATCATACCCGGAGTGGATGCCGCCTCAATTGATCTGAGCGCGGTTGGCCGAAAGTTGTGGAAGAACCCTAAAGATATCCTTATGGCATTCGGCAAGGTCGAGTACGGTGAGGAGTAAGACATTACCAATATCACGGGCGGGCATGGGTCAAAAGCGCGGGGCTTTTGGCATGTTTAGTCTGGGGGTAACTTAAAGTTTAATTTTAATCTTTATTTTAGACGTAAATGTCAATACGGTGTCCAAATTGTGATTCTTACAAACACACGATATATACTAATGACATGTTCACGTTTACGGAATACTTGGATGGGATACCTTGGCTCCATTGTACGTATCTTCGCGAGTGCACCCGGTGTAAAATTAAATGGTATATCATACATCTTCCGGAATGTAATAAATGCTACAATGCATTTATGTATAATAAAAGAAAGAAACTATACGTGAAATGTAAATGTGCCGAACCTGACATCGTGTACGCACTTAATTGGATCCCCAAAAGAAAGGAATTCGCACCAATGCCATATCCGAGTGATGAATGGGGGTTACTCGTGTAAAAAAATGTAACTACTGACCACAATTGATATATCGGACAGTTATTTCAAGTTGTATATCAATTGTCTATCACAACGGAGGTTACATGGCACGGCACTTTGTAATAGTCACTGTATAATTGTGCCAAGTGTCGGATATGTTTAGTCTGTTTGAAGACATCACAGTAGGAACGAACAATCATACCATTATCGAATGTGATACTCTACATACATTTCGTCGTCATATTATGAGTTAACACCTTCCTAAACCCTTTATATGTGTAAGAATGTAATAAGAAATAATAATTCCTAGGGATGAATGGGGTTATATGTTTAAACTTCAAATGATAACATCTTTTTATTTAAGCATTTTTATCATCGTTTGGAGCTTCACATGAGAACTATCAATGCAATCTGAAAGAGAACCGTTGTGGTCATCAATTATATTATACCCATACTGTACATACAATTGTAGTAATTTTTTTGTTGTGTCGTGTACTATAACTTGTACCTTTGCTTTTGTACAGCCTATTGATAAAGCTAAACGCTCGGCAAAAGGCAGTAGTGTTGAAAATCCGATTCCTTTAATCGTGCCATTTGAACAAAACCGATGAAATATTGCTATATCATTCACAATTTCTACCATTATCATGGATACTATTTTTTCACATTCATCATGTATTACAATTACAATCATCGATGATATGTTCTTCGCAACGTAGTTCATATTGTTCACCGGGGTGTATATATGTGCATATGCTTTGTGATAACATACTTCGGCGAATTTGTCCGCTTGTGATATCATATCTTCATCATATCGAGATAATATACGAATATGCATAACATTACTTCACAATTTATTGTATAAACATGTTTATATGTGTAAGTAAACAGAGTTGGGAGAATCACTGGTGAAGCGTACCGTTCAAATATAAGAGTATAACATAATGTTGATTCAATATAATAAACATGATGTCCTTTGATTTTGGTGACAATTCCTTGTATGAGCAGGCTAGTTCTCACACGTGCCTAAATTATGATGAAATTAAACAAAGCCAACATGCAGGGTGTTTCTATTGTCAAAGGACATTTCCAACAAGCATCATCACTTTTGAAAAACATTGCATTGCAAGCAACCATGATGGAACACAAGAACCAACGGTATTTTGTCCTTTCTGTGGAGTAGACTACGTCATTGGAGATGCGAGTGGGTTTCCTGTCCTGAACAAGGACTTCTTACAATATATGTTGGAGTGTGGTAGCATCGTGGAGTAATGTGTAACACTTGCTGATTTGAACTTTACGTTATCACGAATGTGTCAATCATTAAGTACAAATTTGGAAAAAATGATTGTTCATAATAAGATCGGTTACATGTGACAAAGCAATAGACTACTCCCAGTTGCCAATCTCTCCGATACAATGAGCAGTGCCAGGCAGTTCTTCCTTTCTTTCCTCCCCGCGGCACAAGATTTGCTCCCCGAACTAAATCAGAGTGCGGAGGAGTTCTTTGCGGCGGAGAGCGCGCTGGCTGCGCACATTCGCAGGCTCTCGCTCTCGCAGAAGATTCGGTTCGGGAAGGCAGTGCAGCAAATGCTGGATAGGGGTGAGATAACCCAGCTTCAGCACAGGAACCTGACCCGCCTGGCTTTCCCCGGAGCGTTCCAGTAAGTGAGTTCGCAATCCCGCCAGAACCCAAAAGCAAAAACCACAAAAAACTGCCAAAGGTTTTGGCACTAAACTATTCAAGGCAGATAACAGTAAACTTCAAGGCGTTAGAACATATAGTCAATTATACTACGCTTCCCCTTATCACCATAGCCATAGTCATCTGGATTGGCGTTCCGGAGACGCAATTCGATGCACGACATGTCATCATATAGGTACTTGGGCAGTAAGTACGGTGCAGCGAGTGTGGAGATTCCCATGACAACCACGCGATCGGTCAGTAACATTGGGATCGGTCTATCGTGATATTCGCGGTTTGTTTGGTCATAATCGCGAATAATGATTTTTGCGTGGACGAGATCGACAACTTTCCTGACGAATCCGTATGCCATTGAGCCACAAAGGTATCGAGTAAAAATCTTTGAACTCATTTCTTGTATAAAATACGTAATACTTGTTTTGTTTATATGCTAGCAAAAAACAAACATTCAAAATACGTATTTAGGTAATTTTGACACAGGCTAATTTACCGTGTATGTAAAAAAGTGATATTGGAACCACATCCCTAGATATTCTCACAATGTCAAGCTTCTTTCTTCTCGGTTCCATAATTCTCTTTGTGGCGAGCGGGAACGTGCTGGTTGCTTCCATCGCAATGATAGTATGTAAAGTTATAGTTGATCGCTCTTTATCAATCGGATTATTGATGATTAGTTCTCTGTTCTTTTGCGCTTCTATAACATGGATCATCATTTACAGACTCGCCCGGCCTCAACAAGAACGACATGTACCAGCCATACATATACCAATCAGGCCTCCACTGAAAATTACCCCATCATCAACACATAAACTCCATGAATACTATGCTTCTATACCACTAACCAACACGAATGTTGTTATTGGAAAACACGATGACCATATTGCATTGATCATCCAACCGTAATGGGTAATTGAAAAATTAATTAAACACTATAACTTACTTACAATTATAACATATCAACATGACAATTAAAGAGTTGTTGGCGCAAGAGACCTACGACCCACAATGGGAGCCGTTGTGGGAGTATGCCAAGTTTGTATTTGACCGTGCTGCAAAAGAGGAAAGAGCCATATTGTGTGGACTCGATTCGGTATTTTGTAGCTTGGAGGACTTCTGCAAATTGCACGATATCAAACCCTCCTCCTTGTGTGCATTTGTTTTTGCGGCCAGAGGATGCTTCCTGGCGCAAGCAAAGATACCACGCTATCACAGTGCGGAATGGAAGGAGCTATTTCCGGCGCCGCTCCGAATGACATATGAAGCGTTACCGGATGCGCTGGTGAAATATAAGATGTTCCTTGAAGAGCGGAAGGGTGTTTGCGATTGGGAAGCATTGCTTTTTCTGGAAGAATTCGAGGAGTCGATAAATTAAGTATTATTTTTCATATTTGATCTGAGCCATCTTCATTATATAGACAAAAATTGATATCCTATATGGTACCAAGCTTTATGTTATGGAAAAATGGCGACTCGATATTTTGCCTTCGTACCAGGATATACTGTGACTTTCATTATTGATAATGACGGCGTCTTTGAAATTGATGCGATCGTGCGCAAACTGGCAGAGGATCCGGTTGATGTAACTACATTAACAACCACTATATTGAGCGTGGTAGAAAAGCGTATCAAGACAGTAAAACAATCAGTTATTTCACAACAAACATACCAAATAATAGAGAACATAACCAAAATAAAAAAAGCGATAGCAAGAATCGAGGAGGCCTATCTTAGCCCCTATACTGCGATTGGTCGTCGGCGTCTGGAAAAAGAATTTGAGCTGATAATAGATGACGCTTGATTCAGAATGCGCCTTCCGCGACCTGATACACACGCAACCCTAGTTTGCGGGCATGGCGGACAACACAATCCCTATCGTCAAACATTGCTTTTATCCTCATTTTTGTAGCTACATCTCTCCACATGCGTTCTTTGATGATCCAATCAGGCTCACGATTTCCATGAGGTCGGATATAGAACCAATCATATGTGATACCGTGTAATGCCAGCCATTCGCGCGTCTTGGTTTCGGCAACTGCGTCACGACCCGTGCAAATCGCGATCTTATATCCAGCTTCCTGTATGCTCAATAGAGCATCGCGGACGTCTGCGATAATACCATCTTTATCGACGGCATGCCAATTATAAGGAGATCTGTGGGAATTATCTGCCAGCGTTCCATCTATGTCAAAGATGTATCCTTCTGGCAGATCCTCCGCAGCTTTTATAGGATCCAATTTATGTGGTTCTATATATTGTTTTGTAGCTATATATTTGAGGATTGTTTTGAACTTTGTATATTGCATCTGAATCTTGTCGACACCCACACGCTCATCTTCTGAGCGCTTCGCATCATTTGTTATACATTCCTCTAGTGAAGTACTAAAAGCTTTCAGGCAAATGCGGCAATATGGAAACTCTTTGACGTACTTATCTATGTACCGCTTTTCTAGATGAGTATTGTCTATCACGACATTGGCTCCTTTGTCTAGAGCGGCGTGTATTGTTGCTACTAGAACTGCCGAAACCATTTCTTCACGTGCTTGAAGAACCACATTATTGTGCGCATAGTATTCGCGCGGTGATTCTGCGAAAAGTTGCGACCGAATCGCGTCGCGGCTGACTCGTACAGCTTGCGGATTTTGGCGCAGATATTCGCGACACCATGTTGTCTTTCCCGCTCCAGAAGCTCCAATAAGAACAGTGAGCGTAGGCATTGTGGTTGGTGCTGATTTTAATGTGCCGGTGGAGCCAACTCCAGTAAACGGAGTGTCAAGACTACCATTTATAGGACGAATCATATCTAGTATGATTTTATTTACGTGATCCGGTTTGTTGTCATATAACGCAAATAACATTTTGGCGTGTTTATGTTTTGCAGCAAGCTTTGCAAACTCCGCGCGCGATGTTGTCGCTGTTTTAAAATGATGATAAGCTTCAGTGATAGAGGTGGTTAGCTCATTGTATTGTTTTGAGAGGTCGTGCCACTTTTCTTCAACCCATTGCATAAATTCATCTGGTATATCATTCAAACCATCAATCACTTCGGGGTTCTTACAAAACAACTCCCAAACAGTCTGGCAGTTGATGTTAGTGACTATGCGATGGAGTTCCAAATAGCTTTGAAACTTGATCTTAACCCGCTCGCCATTGGAGAAACGAGCGACAAATCCCTCGCTATTCGCCCAATTGAGTTCTTTAATTGACTTATAATCCGTGAAATGAAAAGTAGCTACTTTGGTAACTCCTGGTATCATGGCATCAACATGTTCTCGTCCTAATGTATCATACGCAGCCAAAAGAATGATGTCGTCTCGTCTGCCGTAGTCCACAACGATCCTATTCTCGGGATATATGACTTCAAAACTGTAAGCGAGTTGCTTGTTCATATCCGCAAATCGGGGCGCAAGAAGTGTACGGGCGTGGTCGGCCTGTGAGCTTACGAAACTCCCCCGGCTGGCAACAATCCATTCGTCTTCATGCCAAAATGCTATGATGAGACTGCCATCCAGTTTTTCTTCAACAACGAAGTCCGCAGTCGGTTTATGACGCCCTTCTTCAATATTATGGAACTTCTTGAAACTCCGCGCGATCACGTTTCCGGTTCCATCAGTTACAAGCGCACGAGCTACAGTTGTCACTTCGTCCCATTGCTGCTTGCATTGCGCAAGTTCGGAATAATTCCATATGTACAAATCTTTATTGGGATGCTTTTGACAACGCAACAGCTTGGCAGCTTTGTATGCTGACAGTTGGTCTATAGAAATCATCTTGTAGCTATAAAAATAAGCATAACACCCTTATATCAAAATTGCATCAAGTTGTTTGGCTATGTGCGAATGATGACTGGGACTGGGATAATTTTTGTTTCTTTTGTCATTGTGGTATAAGTGCTTTATACAATCAAATCTTTATAAGCCGGGAAATGGACGAAATGGCTGATGATAGTATGCACGAAGTAGACGTTTGAATGAGTAGGACTTGGCTTTTTATATCGCATTCGATACCATGTATATCTGCAGCACATGTAGAAAGTCAGGATACGGCCAAGGTTTCATATCAACTAACAAAAGTAGAAAATAATACCTTTAAATGGTGTGGCTACACTGATATATAGGAATTCGTCAATCCAAGGAATTGTTTTTTGACGATGGCGGATTTTGGTTTGAGATCATTGCATAGGTATGGAATTAGGATGTCCATCATAACGTTGCATTGGTTTATAGGGTGATCAATCCGTTTCAAGAGCGCTATGTTCTTGGGGTGGTATGCAATTTCTGGTAGCTTATCTAATTCAATATTGATAAGGTTCCATATTGACTTTGGGATAATATCCATCATCTCTTTGGATAATGTGTAGTCGTTTGCAATCATGGTTGTGATAAGTTTTGGTACGTAGTCTACGTTATCAATAGTTTCTTTCACAAGATGGAACAGAAAATTTTCATCTAATGGAACTTTGTGCCTCAACATGACTTTGCACATCCTCTCACCAGAATAATTAACTAACACATACGCGTTTAAGTCGGGATTTGCATACATATAAGAAGCAAATGACGAACTCATCAATGCTTCAATCATTTCATAGTCATCATGTTGTGACAATAGTTGGAATATATTGGGTATGCTATATTTTATGGATACGTCGGATTTTAATGTATTTATGACTTTATCATCACGTAGAAAACGCATGACATGATTTCTTTTTCCGTTGGATATTGCGTTACGTAAAATTATATAAAGACAGTTAGCATCATAGAACGGATATACGCATTCAAGGAACACATCCATAACATACTCGGGTATGGTACCATCTTTGGATTTTTGCAAATAATGACATTCCAGTTCGCCTGCAATTTCTTGTCTTTGCGCTTGTGACTTGCATACGTCGGTAAGCCATCTGGTGAGAAACAACCATCGCTTGCCACAGAATGCTTTTTTGGCGATTTCTACGTATATTGGATGTTGCGGAATTTCACATGCTAGTTTCCACCATATCCATTCTACAGATGAAATGAACGTCTCATTTATAGCATTCAAGTATTGCATCTTGATTGTGTTATGGTAGAGCAATGTTGGTGATATAATATCATTTTTTAATGGAATATAAACACTATATATTAACAATCTTCAACAACGTACGAACGAATAATGTTGGGGAATTCATCTGCAATGATGCCATTACCAAACGACGCTGAGAATATATCTTTATATATCCAATGACATATAATGATCGTGTTCATGTCTATGCCACTGACTGATTTATTAAGTTGTTGAATTAGATCGGCGTTTATTTCCGCGATCGTGTCTACATGGGCAAGCACGAAACTTCGACCATCCATCCTTAGTTTCCACATCAGCTCATTGATATCGCTTTGCCGCTCTATCCTACAAAGGGGTTTTACATGTACAATAAAACATATATTGTCATCATTAGTCCAATAGAAGTAATGATCATAATAACCTCTAATTTTTGAATCAGCAAACTTATACTTTGCAAGACTATTCGCTTTGGCTTCAAGGATTTTTTCGCATCCCCAACGATATGTGTCTTTAGCGGCGAAATATAAAGGAAACAATGGCATGCATAAAATTTGTACAATCTCTTTGAACGTGAGGTCTGGGGGATAATCCATTTTAATCAAGGACTTTTGCACCCTTTAAATCCCTATATAAGCAATTATTGCGTGACCGATATGAAGCGACATGGTCGGCTGCATTTCCTAATTTTGAAGACAAGAAGGATGGCCTTACGCAGGCCGCGCCCTAAAGATTTCCGTTTTTTGAAATTAAAATAAATAAATCTTTATTTTCATATACAATGATCTCTGTCCCCTAACAGATCTGTTAGGGGACATATTTATATAGGGGTTCAAAATAAATAAATCTTTATTTAGAAACAGAAAAACGGAAATATTTAGCGCGCGGCCTGCGTTAAAGATGCATTTAGTCATTCTCTAATTGATTAAAGCATGATTCCAGTATCATTAAATATAATTATAGTATGACTGTAATCAGAAAACATTAAAATGACATCATTAAGTGCTAACAAAGCTTATATCTGATGATAGTTTTCGTCACCATCGTCAAATGTCTCAACACAAGCGCCGTGAAACACAAAATATATATGAATTATAGCTGCAAAATGCATGTCTATGTTAAAATAGCCCGCTTATATTGCCATACCTTTTCCCGTCGTCTGTAACCGTAGTATAGTTTACATCATTTGTGGTCACGTTTTTCACAATCACACGGTTCATTCGTACATTTTTATAAATACAGTAGGGATGTAGGTATACCTGGATGTTGTTGTCATCAAGATCATGGGGTATGATAGTCAAAAATTTGGGCAAAATGCGTTGTTGTGTGCATATACGATCGACATCATTTGTGACTCCAGCTTTCATCATACTTATTTTTGTATCAATGTCACAGAATGAACGAATATGCATCAATATTTCATTGGGAAGGGAATGCATTATATAAGTGTATGCTATATTCCTAAGACGTTAAGTGAATTTATCATACACGAAACTTCCAAAATGGAATCCATAACCATACTACCAGAATAGCGTTGAATACAACAAGCCGAATTTTCTTTTTTCACTGAGAATGGAAATTGAATCCCGTCTTGGTGCATTGTGGTGTCTTCTATATTTGTATCTATCTGTCCACTCAGAAAGCAACAATAGTTATATGACGATAGGTTGGCAGGGATTGCATCCGCATAACGTGTACTAAGCCAAACATCAGAAGGGCGACGAGGGCGATCAATTGTGTCAGCGCCATTTGCATATCAAAATACAGCCATGTTTTTTAACTCCTGAAAAACATGAAGCACCGCGCCCCACAAAGAGATCTCAGGAACACGAAGAACAAAACGGCGCGCAAAAACGTTACAAGGCTAACACATATTAGGAGATATATATAATCGACCAAGGAACGACATCTTGTAGTGACATGTCTTTGGCATATTTATACACAAGTCCATAAATTCCGACAAAAGCATCTTAAAGATAACGTCATTTAGTAAAATAACGGGTTGGTAACATCATGGTGACGTGTAGGACGTGTAAGTACTTTCAACCGGATTCGTATTGGTACTCCAAGGAGATGCGGTTACATAATGCCCTATGTCGTCATCCAAAGGCTCAAACTGTCAATCTTGTGTCAGGCAAAGTTACTTATGAGAAGGCGCAGAACATGCGATATCCTGGGAATGTGGATAAAAACAATACTGCGTGTGGTTTGAAAGCACTTTATTACGAGGAGGAGAAGAACCCTATTGTATTGACATGTCGAGAGTTTACTTTGAATGACATCATGTCATTTATACTTTTTACTATGATTACCTTTTTCATCCTAGCAATTATGATTGTTGTATCTAGGAAACCGGTTGTTTGATTCATGATCTCTTATGCGATTTCTTTTTACGACCAGGGTTTGTCTTCTTGCCACCATACAAACCAAGACCGGACTCCACATTATAGACACCCTTTACAATACACCTATACAATGCATCCTTGGTAGTAATGCCCTGTGGGATCTTGAGTTGGTAGAAACAAGTACTTGACTTGGGCACATTGCCTGCGTTGGGTAAAATCACCAGTCCATAATATTTCAGAGCACCATACCTTGTAAAAAATGAATTAGATATAAGATCTTATGACATATTGAAAGTATCTAAAATGTCCGTCACCTACCATCTCTTTGCTAAGCAAGAAGAACTCAATGAAATCCTTGGGAAGCTTAATGCAGCCTGCCGTAAGCTTGTTGCATCTTTAGTGCTCCCAGCCCGCATATCATTGACCACCAGTGCTTACACCGATGTTGCAATATACTCAAAAGTACATCAAGTTCTTAATGGGCATACCTTCCGTATACTAAAAGATCTATATAGGGAGGTGTTTATGTATTGATTTTAAAAAATACGACTTCAACGAAATCAATTAAGTTGATAAACAATGATCGGCAATTACGCACTCCACCAAAAACCGTAAATAACCATCGTCCAAAAAGATGGTAATTTATGATTTGTATAGACATACTACGGGGCGGACTTTTTGGTACCAAGCATGCATATCGGCGTCCATGCCATTGTTCATATGCCATTCTAATGTGCGCCATATTCCACGACACCTTGCTGATTTCTTTTCCTCAAAGAATGGATCGTTGTGCGAGCCCTTGTCCCACCACTCCTTGAACTCCATTATTTCCTTTACACGACTATTTACAAGATCTTGTTCTTGTTTGCGTCGTTTGATGGCGCAATCCTCTTCGTACTTCTTTCGCCATTCTCGTGCCTGTGTAAGTTCTTCGCCGTGCTTCTCGTGAAGCTTCCGAAGCCTATGCTCCAACTCCTCAGATGTGAGGGACTCTCCTTTTGGAACTTCACATATTATATATTCCGATTGGTCTACCCATTTGCATGAAGCGCGAGCAATCTCGTTTTGTAACTTTTGCTCGCACATCAAAAGTTGTTGCATGCGTTCGGCCTCCTCGTAAGAATGATAAAAATAGAGATTTTCATAATCAAAATCACTGTACTCACCACGCTCATTCACAAGTAGGTACAAGCTCATTTTTATTTTTATTCATTGCTATTTCTTATACCGTTGACTTTGTATATTGCAGCTACATTTGAACGAGCATCAAACACAATGCATTCATAAAGCACCAATGCATCCATCATTTGTTCAAACTGCTCTTTGGACATATAATTCATAGCGTATCGTGAATAACACTGATGGCGAGTAGTTGGATTGGTGCTTTTAAACAAAAATATATAGTCTATGTTCGCCAGTACACTTGTTTCTATGTCAGGTGGATAACAAGTCGTCACAATAACCGGGTGTTTACTGTTATGGCTTTGCGGAAAGCATTACTTTTCCATTGTGATGATGACAATATACAATTGTCTAGTACAATTGTCTGGCCTCCATTCCATAAATATTGGTCTGGTTTGATAGACACAATCTGTTTTTGGTAGCACATATTATGAGACAAGAATGGAACAACTGCAAGGTAATTGTTAACACTACTCTTTGTCAAGAGATCATTTACAAGAGATGTTTTGCCACATGCTCTGTTCCCTATGATAAGAGCTGTATATGGTAGTATAGGTAGCTCAAATTCGCTCATATGTTATATGACTGTGTATGCGTCTTTATATGCATTACGACTTAAAGAGTGACAGTGTTGGCAAATTACTTTATAATACAATGGAAGCGATCATAAACATGAATTGTGATACCAACTACACTTTTGTAAAGATATGGAGGAAGAACAATGCGGGTGAGTCGACGGTAGACATATCAGTGTTTGAAACAGATGAGTGGGCAAAAGTACTGAAAATGAGCAAGGTGTTTGACCAAGCGGTCAATGGCTTAAGTAATGCGAGCGACTATGCTTACGCCAATACTTCCGATGGGTATAAGCGTGCTGCCTATTTTCTTTACTATGCAGACTTTACACCGTTTTACTATGGATTTTCTGATTTAGAAAGTGGTTTATGTGATAAGAAAGACCTATATGAAATGGTGTTAGAGCATGTGTCAAATGGTAACAATGTATCAATCAACGCATTTAGACAATGGCTTGCTGATAATTTTTTTACAATTGAGAAGTATCACAAAACATTGACAAGACAAAACGAGTCAACTACCAAGTCCTCTTGATGTAGCTTTGAAAGCTGGCATCGATATACGGGGACGGATCACCAACCGTGTTTAACGATCGGATATTATCAGTTTTATCGTTACCAAACAAGATGAAAATATCTCTAATCTCGACGGTGGAATCTAAAAAGTTACATTCACCATAGAAGTCGGCAATTCTATCAATATAATTATGTATGAACTTGTCCGCTAATTGTGCCCCGTATAAGTCCATTTTGCCAACATGTTTCAGGATGCACAAATGGTTCTCTTTCATCAAGTGTTTTATTTTTTCGTAAACTTCAACCTCCTTTCCATGAGGCTCGATGTCCATTATAACCACGTCATATGACTTGTCGTGGTGTCCAATATCCTCCGTAAGTATATCTAATGGCATATAATACCCCCCTTTTACGTTTTTATGAATCACCGGTGGTACTTTGTAATCAATCGACATATACCACGGAATTTGAGCGTACTTAAAAAGTGCGTCGATTGTTCTACAAGCACCCGACCCAACGTCGAGAACATAGCATCCGTCGAGGAACTTCCCAAGAATCTCATACACGAGTACCTCACGATTTGACATGTGGTACTTATTGTAGTTCACATACCACTCATTCCGATCGGACGAACATTGCTTAGACTCATTAATAGCCTCGAAGAGCCCTTCATTAAAAGGGTGCATTTCATTCACTACAAAGTATAAGTTTATATGACTTTCATAACGTACAAAAGGTTTTGTACTTTTTGTTTATTGCCATTCCATTCTGAATTGAGCCGGATAAACTAATTACAAGATGTCCGATGATGAGTTGATTATGTTCTAGGTAAGCATCGGGAGTTGGACTCGCTTCGGACGTTGCACGATTTCCTTTGTAGGAAAAAGCCACATTTCTCCTTTTTTTGTAGCCACAGTGACACCACTATGGCCTTGAAGTGCAGCATCCACGGCAGCTACGCCTAGACGCTTACAAAATTCACTATCTTCTGGAATACATATGCCACCTCGCAGAATATAAGATGGATCAATGTATTTAACATAAGGCGACACCTTGCTAATTGCATCACATATGGACACCGACGATAAAGGAAACCCTTCCGCTACACAAACAACGCAGGATTTACCGCCGGTAAGTACATTGCCAACTTTTTCTACTACAATATCTATATCCAAAGGAACTTCCGGAATTAGCGTGACATCCGCCATGGCCGCATGGTGAGCTATGAAACCGGACTCGCGCCCCATAACTTTCACGATACAAACACCACGATAAACCGCATCGGCTTCGTTTCGGGCGATTTCGAGCACTTTACGCGCTTCGTGAACTGCTGTGTCAAACCCAAAACACTTGTCTATCATATCGATGTCATTGTCTATGGACTTTGGAAGCCCAATCACTTGCATGGCCAGGTTTTGTGATTGTATCGCATCATGGAGCTGTGCAGCTGCCGCATTTCCACCATTGCCACCGATTACAAAAATGGTATCATATCCACGCTCTTGCATCGTAGCTATTGCTTTGGTTGGATCCAACCTTTCTCGTGATGTTCCCAGGAAAGTCCCACCACGATGGTGGATCATCTTCACGACAGATGGCGAAAGCGGCTGGTGAGGAACGGCAACGTCATTTAGTCCTCTGAAACCATAACGGACTCCATACACTTGGTGGACACCACATTGATAACTACGAAAAGTAATGCTTCGCACTACGTCATTCAAACCCGGACACACTCCACCGCAAGTGAGAACCGCAAACTTCTTCGACGCCATCATATCTATCCGACATCTTGCAAAAAAATAAAGCATGCTTAATCACACGCTCATACCCGGCTCGTATTCGAAAGGTGTAATGTCCATCCGGATAATGTCATCTACTATTTTCCAAGATTCCTCTACTTCGCTCATGGAAACAAAACGTGTATGATCGCCTGTAAACACGTCACCGATGGCAATCTCGTATGCATCTTCTGGGCGGTTGAAATCCAAAAGCAACGACTTATTACCGTCCATTACCGCACCATATGGTTGTACATTTATACGTTTATTTAATGTGTCGTCAGCAAAGTGCAAGCGGATCTCCACAAGTCGCTCAGCTAATGCTTTCCCGGCCTTGACCGTTATAGGAATCCCTCGCCAAGACACCTGTGTCTCTACAAAGGTAGGTGTAGAACTTGGTAGAAAAGGATACCCTTTGTACTGTCCGATGTATGTATCTTTTGGATTCATATGCGAGAGCTCCTTCAGAACCGCCAGCTTAGAAATACCCTCGTGACTGCCAAGAAGGACAGCAATAAGTTGGAGAATATGGTTTTGTACCACATCGCGGACTATACCATACTCGTCAAAATACCTTCGCCCTTCGAGACCGATGTTTTCACTGAACACCACTTCGATGCTGGTGGGCAGAGACTCCATCAAACCTGATGCTGATCGCATATAGTCCACCGCGCTCTTGGCGAGGTAGTGATCCATCAGAAACAACGCCGTTTCATCCGGAATGTACTTCTCTATAGCCGCTCGTAGTAGTTGAAAGCTCGCTGCATCTTTGCCGAACGGCTTCTCCATCACGACGCGATTCCAACCTGTTGGCGAGAATAGCGGTGGAAGCGATTGTGCAACATCTTCATATAAAGAGGGCGGCAGGCTCATATAGAAGATTCGATTGCACGCCTCGGTATTTGACATGTGTTGTCTGAGTGGCGCCAAGTTGTTGTACGTCCCTTGAATGTAGCTACACCGCTCTACAAAGTTGGTGTTGACAGGCGGTGGGATGAACTGAGTGACCTGTTGGATGAAACTCTGACGGTCAAACTCGGATCTTCCATACCCAATGATATCAACATTCGAATGAATGACGTTTTTGGTAAACAGGGAATGTAGCGCCGGATAGATCTTGCGCTTGGCTAAATCACCCGAAGCACCAAAGACGACAACTTGGTTGCCACCACGAAGCATTAGTGTTACATGTATATCCGATATTGTCTTTATGTAACGAATTAAGGCTTTGAGCATATGAGGCAACATACGCGTTTGAAAAATGAAGAATGCACTCGGTGTGTATGGAGTCGGCGTTATGGGACGCGGCCTCGCACTAAACATTGCATCAAAAGGACACAGGGTTGCGATATTCAACAAGGAAATTGACCGAATGGTAGCTGTAGTAGAAGGTGCCCGGAGAGAGAATATCCATAGCATTCACGGGTATAACACTGTACGCGACTTCATGGAATCACTCGAGCGACCAAAAAAGGTGCTTATGATGGTACCAGCTGGTCAGCCAGTGGACGATGTCATTGCCGATATCAAGCCTTTTTTGCGCGCCGGCGACATCGTTGTAGATGGCGGAAATGAATGGTATGCACGAACGGAACACCGGCAAACATTGATGGGAATGTACGGAGTCAACTTCATAGGTATGGGGGTGTCAGGTGGTGAACACGGTGCGCGCCATGGAGCGGCTTTTATGCCGAGTGGAGATCCATACGCGGTCAATACAGTCCTGCCATTTTTCCAAGATGCAAGCGATCCCAACTCGACTCCATCATATGTGGGTGCAGGTGGTGCAGGGCAATATGTGAAGACCGTGCACAATGGTATAGAATATGCGATCATGCAGATCATTGCCGAAACGTATCATGTTTTGAAGCATGTGTATAAGAAGGACAACAATTCCATCGCCGACTTTTTTGATACAAGCAATCACATGATTAACTCTTACCTTTTGGAGATCACAAGCAAAATCCTGAGACGCACGGATGCAGAAGGGACTTCGCTCGTAAATATGATTCTCGATGTTCCCCGTATGAACGGCACAGGCGCATGGACGGTAAAGGATGCATTCGAATCTCTCGTGTCATGTCCTTCTATAACCGCTGCTATCGATGCCCGAATCACCGCGAGCAAGCGCGCCGAAAGATTGGAGTTATCCGCCCTATGCAGAAGCTGGTCGCCATCCGCGCCAGTAGCAGGATCCAGCGAAGATCAACTGGCTACATCTATGATGCTTTGTATGTATATGACGTATCTTCAAGGGTTCCTGTTGATCATGCAAAAGAGCGCCAACAAAAATTGGGGCGTGAATCCGGCAAGACTGGCACAAATATGGATGGGAGGTTGCATCATCCGCAGCGACATTCTTTTGTTCTTCATTGAGACGGAGCCAGAACATTACAAAAAGGATATGTTCAATATGTTCCAAGACAAGTTCGCAACCCTTGCCGAACTTGTATCTACTTGTGCTCTTTACGGTGCTTCTACGCCGGTATTGGCCGCCACATATCAATACATCCTTGCAAACATCCAAGCACAATCTCCAGCGAACCTCATTCAAGCTCAGCGCGACTATTTTGGCTCGCATGGATATGAACGCATAGACATACCAGGTAAATTCCATACACAATGGTAAGGGATTGAATTTAAGCACCAACTACTTTCTTTTCTATTAACGAAACATATGGTTTTGTAAATGTTAAAACCGACAGAAAAAATATTAACCAAGCGTAACAAGTCGATTATGTAGAATGTGACGATTGATGTGTCTACTTACAATTATCGAATAGTTCCACGAGATGATCGAATAGTTCTTGAGGGTCTTCAAACCTCTTCGCATCATAATAATCATATGTGCCATTGTAGACAATCTTTTTAATTACCATGTTTTGTAGCGCAGTTTCGGCAAAGCTGCTTCCCACTACCATTGGATGCGTCTGAATGCTAAGGCTATACGTATCATTAAGCTTTACACGACACCCATGATCATTTAAATCGAAACCAATGTTTGCGTTACTATACTCAAAGTCAATATTCTTTTCTTTCAAGAAGTTTGTCACTAGTCTCAATGAATAGGTTTCGTCAAGCATAATTGGTAAATCTTACCGGTCATATCTTTATATCATGAAGTATATATGTATTTAAGGTTATACGATGCCGCATTTCCATGCATGGAATATATACGGATAAGCAGTTTCGTAAAACATTAGAAACTACAAAAAACAAGCAATATCCTCACCAAGACTTATGGGACTTTGTATACTATGTATTTGACATGGGGGCGAAATCAGAAGGGATACTAGGTGGCTTGGAGCATGCCTACCATACAGTGGAAGACTTCTGCGCAGCCCAAAACATCACCACCTTCCCCCCACTATGTAAATACATTTTCAGTTTCAGGGGTAGTTTTCTAACACAATCTAAGTTGTCATATTATCATCAAGAAATGTGGAACGCAGCTTTTCCAGAGTCCTTCTGCTGCAGGGATTTGCCATCTGATATTCTCAATGATTATCATTTATATTTAATTGACAAAAGCGAAAAGTATGCTCTAGTGTTTATGAATAAATATTACCACCAAAATCCAAGCCCATCAATCATCTAGTATTTGGTCATACTCGTAGCTGCAGTTTATGCCAGCTCGGCGCGGACTTCCATGAGCAAGCGGCCGAGCCAGTTTTGGCCGTCGCCCTTCTTACCGACGCCCCACGCATCACGAGGGGAGTCCTCAATAATCTCGGTATCACCAGTTGATAGCAAGAGTTGCTTCAGACGCTCGTTTTGCGAAAACTTGGCCAGCAGACCGGTTTTCATCACCGTCAGCCGAACTTCGTCCCAATCGGCGCGGATGCGAACAATGTCCTTGAAATCACGGATTATATTGTTTAGCAGTCGCCGATCGCCTTTCACAGGATCCACCATCCACTTGACACCATATCCGTTTTTCTCCTTCTGTTGTGCAAGGACGAACGCCTTACCAGCAGTACTGCAGGAGCGCACGATGGCGGCATACTCTGGACCTCTGGACAACTTTGGGATGCTAAAACAGCTTCCTACAGCGACTATAACGAACCCATGAAACCAATGCCCCTAGGCGATAAGATTTTTGTCATGGGCGTGTGTACGTTTTACGCCCCCGTGATGGCTCCCATTTGGCTGACGAACGACATTAATTACATTGATGTGTGCCTTCGCGGATACGATCCTAAGGAGTTCTTCAGAACGGACAAAAAACAATATTACACTCATGATTACATATTTATGTAATGATGTAAGCCTCCACGAATAGCTTCCTTCGTTTCCTAAGCACGTAATTTTAGTATATCTAATATAGTTGAAACACATATAAATTATTATTGCGAGCCGCTGTGGAAGTCTGAAGTATTGGATTTCTTGATGAAACTCTGTTGTTGAAGCATATGTAATTGGTCTGGTGTGAACTCATATCTATCAAGTCTAGCAATCAATTCTTTGTTTTTACCTGTTGTCGGAAGTCCCAAGGTTTGACATATGCCCTGCAAGACTTCCTTTTTCTTTTTATAAATTAATGAGGTATCACGTATTGAGAAAGAATTGTTTGTAGCGCTACAATACCATCTCCACAACCTCGTACGATGCATATGGTAATACATCTCTTGTCCAGCTCCATATTTTCCACCTTCATGGAAAGGTTGGTCATTGATTGTATGTGCATCCATTGTTTTCTACACTTTCTTCATTATCTAATACTGCTCCCACCTTTATATCAATATCGCACTGTATTTGAAATCGCAAATCGCAATGGCAGGATCACGTCCGCTGTTTGCTTTGTCATGATATAAAGCGAGTAGGTGCTTACAGATTATTAATAAGGTGAACGATGAAAAAGGCAGAATTATCCAATGATGTAATTGAACATATCTTGAGAAAAAGAAGTGTTTACATCGTAACAAAGCATACCCCAAATTATGAGTTTTCTTCATGGGAATTTTTAGGAGTATATGGTACCTTACAAAACGCTAAAAGAACAGCTATAAGAACAGTTCTTCAAAAAGACCTTCTCGATTTTGAGTTGTACGATCCCAAAAAGCGGTTTCATAAAGACACTGTAAGCGGGTGGTTTGAACCAGAAGAAACATTGCGATGGAATGATAGATGGCATGGTACAATTGGTGTGAGCAATTATTGTATAGAAACATGGAAGCAAGATGATTCAAATGGCTTGGAAGAGAAGTTGTACTTCAACTTTGATCGGTATCTCAAAAACCTCATAGTTGAATCTGGTTTGAGTTCTAAAGAAGTATATAATACTATCAAAGATTGGAAAGCAAGAGCAGATGAGATAACATTTGATTGCTTCGATGCGGAACAGCACAGATGGATTCCCTCCCCAGTGTGTGATTGTCGTGAAAGATGGCAAACAGAACATGGATATGAAGAAGCGTACCCGTTCTGCAAAGGACGCGGGATTGAGTACTTTGATTCAGATTAAGCGTCGAAAGGACTTGACGGTTATGGAGTTGTCACATTAGTATGGATAATGTTGAACTTGTTTGCAAAAATACCATAGTAGCCATCTGCCAAATTTGATGGTGTTACGGCATTCCCAATATCATTGTACCTCATAATCATAATAGTATCTCGGTCATCCTCTGTATCGGGTACTTTTGAACGTTCAAGTTCCCTCACGAAATCCACAGTTATTTTTGCGGTACTATCTACTGATGTAAGGACACAGTTTGTACCCTTCCGCCACCACTTCATAATGGTCATGGCAGCTGCACAAGGAGATGCAGATGCTATGCCAACTATATATATGATATTATTGACTTTCCAATGTATGTAGTTATCACCAATATAGACTACATCGGCATGTCCTAATAGCGTTTTTACTATCAAGTTACATTGCTGGTTACACTTCTTTTTGTTATAGTATTCATATAATGAAGTACTACCCACTACCACTCCGAATACAGGTAGCCATATTGGGCACGTCAATAACATACAAAAATCCGCACATGCTCGCGCTTCTTTTTCTCCCTCACTAAGAGCATATGGCTTTGCTTGAAAAAAACAACTCATTCAATACGTGTAGTATCAAACATTTAAGTACTTTACAGTGCGAGGCATATTCTAATGTATGTAGTGAGGTATAATTATAGCGGGAGGTGGGCTCCTACTTTGGTGCGCCAAAACCCGTCAATCACATTAGCTTGGTAAACTAATGTATTATTGTCCTCATGCAACTTCTTATATGGCAGTATAACACCAAGATCGTTCTTGTATGGAATATACATGAATGTGTAGAAGTCAATATCGTATATTATATATTCTGTGTCAGTATTATCATGTCGTTTTGGAAAAACAACCTGAGCTTCTGTGTCCATACTTATGTCATCAGATACGTTAATAATCGGCATATTCAGCTCAAGCATAGATGCTTTTATTTGGTTGGATATGTTTGATTTCTCAACACTCTTCAAATATATTGTAGCATCCTTCGTCAAAGACTGTTGTACATCATATGCATCCGTCAAGCGCGGGAATCCGAATATGTACTTGTTACTATTATGCGACATGCCTATGAAGTTGCCTTTGTGCTTGATTGTAGAAATGATCATTCTATATAATAATGATAGATTGCAACATCAATAATTTGCGCATGATGCGTTTTTCTTGTTCTCTCCGTACCACAATTTGCGGTTTAATCCAACGTATCTCTATATTAGAGCAGACTCTCTTTCCCATTTCAGTTCCTATACAGTGAACTAGTGATTGGTTTTAACATATTATGCACCCTGGCTTTTTGCCATGTGGTGGATTTGCTCTTTTCACGAAACCGTTACGTGTAACAAAAGGCTCGCCGTTTACGTAGAATGTATTTTCCGCATGCACCAACATGCTTCGAAGATTATGATTTTGATAATAGACCGTGCTTATGCAAACATCACAAGAAGCGGGGTCATTAAGTTTTATAGTCAGTTTATCAGACCCAAGCGCGATACTTGGGATAAATGATAGATTTAATTCTGGAAACACTGAACGTACATTGTTGGCGAATATATTATTCACAGCGGATCCGTCTGATAAAAACGCAAGTGGGATTTGAATTGATATATTTTCATCGAGTTTAAACTCGGGAATTGGAATCTCCACTTTGTCAAAACAAAGAGTGATGGATTTTACCGCTACGCAATTCCGCAGCCAGATATCGTAGATACCATCATACATTGCATTGTTGCCAAGAGGGATCTCAACGCTTGCATTGCTACTTGAAAAAACATGTGCATTTTTCAATATTGTGAAAACGCTCTGGTGTTTGTCAAAGTACTTGTGATGTACATATCTGATAAGATCTTCATCTGGCATACTATTTCGCGGCTCACAGAGTTTTACATGTTTGTAAATACCCGAATCGCGGAAATCTACAACTTTATGCATTTGCATTTTTATTTTAATTTGCACATTTGTCGGTTATTATTCTTATATGGTAATTGATATAAAGAATATTTCGACGTTTGTGTGTATGGATAACGTTTGTCCAAAATGTTCCTCTAAAGTAGTACAACTATCTCTATCGGATTACAGTTCGTTTTGTTTGTCTTGTAAACTAAAATGGAAAATCCATAACCAGTTGTTTTGTTTAAAATGTGAATACCCACAGGAACCTTACATAACAATGGTTAATATGATGAAAGACAACCTTTCGGAATGGGTAGAATGTTGTCACTGCAACTCTCTCATTCATGAAGAACGTGGCACTGCCAAATGGGTAAAAATACTAGAATATTTATCAACAGACTTCAACAAATAATACAAAATGTAGAACACTTATTTTCATCACTTTCTGGTTTTTGCGTGTTATATGTAGCTACATCATCACTTTTTGATTGTATAGTTCCTTTAGTAAACTTGGTGCTTGGATAAACGATCCAATAAGGCCAATCATCTATTTTGGTGTCGTGTGTATACAACGTATAGTACCCATCATGTTTGGTAATGGTTGGAACTATAGGTTCAATACCTTCAACTGGTAACTGAACCTGGTACCAGTTGCAATCACATCCTAAACATTTATTTTTATAAAATGTGATTTTTTTGTCGTCATTGATCACTATCAAAATAGGATCGTCTGACGACGTTGTGTATATTCCCGTTCTACATGCCGGGCACGACGCTTTTGTGATGTGATTGTTATGTAGTGATTTGGTTGTTTTAATTGGTTTGGTGTAAGTCATCAAGCTGTACAATCGATCAATCTCTTTATCATCACACCCTTCAAAGTCCAAGTCTAGACTTTTGTATGTATTTCCAAAAGGAGTGCATGGTTTTGGCAATTTATGGTCATCCATTTAGTCTACTAGCTCAGTAAGTCTCTAAGTCATTTCAATTGTTGCAAAAATGTAGCAAAAAACATACTTCTAAGTGAAAAATGATGTGTTCTACTTTATACGATCGCCCTCAACCTACAACCGATATCAGAAAACGTTGACTCACAATGGCTCTTGATATTCTTACCCCCAACGAAATGGAAAATGCTCCGATCATGTTTCAGCCAGATTGCTTATACCTCGTGTGTCGTGATCAAGGGGACATGACCGTGGGTAACTTGATGTTCGTGGATGTGGAGGGTCTTGAGTGGGACGTTGACGGCGTCTGGGGTATCTCTGGGATGACCTATTCACATGGCATTGGTTATGGTGTGTTCGGTGTCATGGTTGACTATGTGATTGGCAACTTCACCATCTACTTACGCCGGCGTTGGGCGGCCACCCGGATCCAGAGGGCGTGGCAACGCGCCCGTCGCCATCGGGCTGCGACGATCATTCAACGGGCTTGGGGGCGCTGGAACGTCAAAAAAGACGAGTTATGGAATCCCAAATGCTTTGTTGGAGTCGCTTTCCTCGCTCTTGATGCGGTTCGGGCTGTGAAGGATGCCGCTTGGTGAAACATACGCTTCATCACTTTCCATTCGCTTTCTGTATATATAAACTGTACATATCTACCCAGTTTTGGGTTTTAACAACGCACACACAACTTTATCATCACGATACCTTCTTTCTCTTGTGTTGCTTGAGATACATACTTATAATATACATTGACACCCTTTTCCACTGTTATGTCATCAATTGGCAGTACTTCTTCCAACGGTAAAACTTCTAATGCGTGTTTGAAGGTTGGAAATTCCAAAACACTTTCAACGCACACATCATATGATTCCAAAGATTTGTCTGTATGGTGTGAAACTGCAAGTAAGTCTCCTTTTTGTAGGCACATATACTTTGGGTGCTTCCGTCTTCCTTCGTATTTCTTTTTACCATCTCTTACCAATTCAAACCACGGACTGTTAAGAGTTATATTGATCTTGGTCATCATATGTAATTGCCATAAGTTGTGATATTATCTTTAAGCGATTGTTTTGCTTACTAATCGTCTTCATAAAACACTATCCATCCAACCATCACATGGCTACCGCCAATAAAAATTGAATGTTATTTGAGAATATTATCGCGTATGAATTCTCGTTCAAAATGCATATCTACGTTATCAAGCAAAAGTACTCTAATACGTACTATACTGTACGCAATAGCGGGAATGTTCCCTCAATCATGGCGTTCCCTTATGCACAACCGGCAAAGCGAATGTTGAAAACAATTCTTACCTTCGAGAAGCACAAGCAACCCCTCGTTGTTGAAAAGGTAAACGAAGATACGTTCATTAGCCCTTGTAGGCGATCGCTACAACCTGTTATTCTTTTTACCAACGAAACACCTCTTGAGTTAAATGTTTCGGTGCCAGACGTTCCATCAATGTCAAACATGCTATACCTTGAAAACAAGTACACGAGATCCAAGTCGTAAACAGACACGATTGAACTTACTTAAAACAACCACATTTTACAACTAAAAGATATGGATAATGAAAGCCTGTATGTAAGTATTAAACAAGTTTTGGATTTTATGGAACAAGGTCCCGACCACGACGCATACTACTTTGATAAACTCTCTGCAACTATAAGACGTCTTAATTTTTACATTAACCAAGTGGAATGCAAAGAGCTAAAGGACATAATAAGAAACAAAATGTTTGGTATTGTGAATAAAAATAAACGATAGTAAGACTCTTAGATCAACTCATGTCCTTCTACTCTCATAATATTACCATTTTTGTCTACCACTTTCAAATCATGGTATCCTTGTCCAAGTGGCTTTGTGGCAACAATAACAACGATATCTCCGGTCTTTCTTAATTTATCTGCGCATACGTAGTTTGGACCCCACCAAAACCCTTCCTCATCAATATAAGGCTCTGTATATGTTCTAATTTTTGCGACAAGGCTTTCTGGTAACCACTTCTCTATATATGTATCATCAAACTCTGGTACATGTCCCCTCATCATTCTTGCCAATTCGAAACAATCATTCGTCATCGTAAAAATATAAAATACGTTCTCTTTATATTTATTATTTTAAAGTAGAAATTTTATTTTTAGTACATTGATAAACTTGTGATTTAATCTCCAAAAAGCAAGGAGCGACTGAAAGTGTGATGGTAGTCAGCCCTTTGCAAACCTTTCTATGTCTGCTTTTGGCAGATATACAGCTGAAGACTATATGGCATTTTTCACACTCTAATGTAGATGATACACGCTTGCATTTGCCATTGCGAATGTGTCTCTTGAGGGTTTGATCATAACTAAATGTTTTATAGCATGTAGGGCATTTTAATAAAGAAGCTTCACAACTATTAACATTTGATCCATCGAGGTTAACATTTGATCCATCGAGGTTAACATTTGATCCATCGAGGTTAACATTTGATCCATCGAGGTTAACATTTGATCCATCGAGGTTAACATTTGATCCATCAAGGCTATTATTTGAGTCATTTGAGTTTGTGTGAGTTTCCACACGAGTATGCTTTAGTATAACATGTCTTTGTAAGTTGTACAGTCTGGTACTCACGTACTCACAATACTCACAACAAAATGTCTTACTCATGATCTATCTAACATTACCGTATAAATAATGCGCTTAAGTGCATTTTACACAGAATTTACTCATTTTTACTCATGAGTAACTCATAAAATTATTTATCTTTTTCAAATCACAAAGTATATAAATGATTATAACTGAAAACGTACATGGACTTCTACTTTTACCGTGCATTATTTCAAGTTCATGATCACATGAAAGACGACATGTCATGGGGTGATGTACTTCTTTCTACGTTTGGCTCTATGATATACCCTCAAAAAGTCGTTATGTTCGGATCAAATGTATATCATAAGATGTCGTTGAAACCTGACAATCATGATGCCGTATGTATCAAATGTGAAGGACTTTTTTATCCCAAGGAGTGTCTCTCAAAAAAAGAAATATCAGCATTACAAGGAAATAAATGCGACCTTGTCTTATTTGATCAAAAGAAGGTTAAGTTCGACATGTGGTACAAACATCTCAAACCGTACCTTGATTTCGAACATGTCGTTGTGACTGATATAGAGAATCAAAGCTTGCGCACCCAACTATTACAATCGGGAAAGGTATTTGATTATTTTGAGATGCCCATTCTTAGCAAGTACGCATTCTTCTTCATACGGTCTAACAAACATATATCATCACGTACCGATGGGATGATCCAGAATCTAATTTCTACGTATAGTATGCCGAAGTTGATGGATATCTTAACACATGGTTGCTATTGCAGGGATCTATTATCCAAAAATCAACTGATAGGTATAGTTGCTGAAAGATTTGGTCGTTATAAAACTCTCACAGAAGTTTTGCAGATTACAAATGAATTATTGGACGATAATGTATGTATACCCATATGGGAAACGTATCTTAATGGAGAAAGCGAGGTATGTTACATGTATAGAAAGCAAGATGTATTGGAAGCTTTAGACAAGCTAAATTAATATAAGAACATACCTTATATGAAATGCAAATCATAGTCAAGTAACTGCAAAGGATCGGTATTTAATGAACATACAAGATGTCTTCAAGATCCAAGCTTTGTCAAATATGGCCAAGCCAACTAATGGCTTATATGATATGGTACTCCAGGTATTCTTAATGGTAATCATTGGTATCATTGACGACCTATGTAAGATGATACCGGCCTTCATAAAAAACATGCAAGAACGTGCTTCCTTAAAGATGCGAAACGCGATCACAAATGCGGTCGCAACGAATAATGACGAGGGTATAAGTGCCACTGCCATCCTTCTTGACAAGCGCCACACAGTAAATACAGTGACAATGATGCGTATGTATCCAGATGATAAGAATGGTAGTGGAAGCGACACTTCCAAGCATTCCACCTCAGCATTGGATCCATCTGAGATGAACCTGATGGTTGACGCAATACTCGCGTATGTTTCTCGTCTTGATAACATCCCAACGTTTTGTTTGATACCTAACGGTAACTTTATGGTATCTTACAAAGACAAACCAATTCAAATCACAAAAGATATCTACATGAAAATCGATGAGATCGCCACCGATACAAAGAGTGGAAATGTGACGATGATACGCATTACTCTAGCGTCCAATACATTATCCGCATCGGATATTTCCAACTTTGTCCAAACTGTATACAATGCTCATCAGGAGGAAATGAAGAACTCTTTGGGTAAAAACATCTACTTCTTTGATCAAAAAATAAAGGATCCTCCTCCACCACCCTTTGTAGCGGATGCAGCTAACAAACTAAACCATAAACGGATGATCATACAAACATCACCGAAACAACTGGCATTCACAATGACCCCGTTTTACTCTAACAAGCGATTTGGGAACATATTTGGCACGGATGTGCGCAAAGTCCAAAATCGTGTCGAGTTTTTCACAAACAATCGCGAGTGGTATGACGCCAAAGGCATTCCATATCAACTGGGCATCATGCTTTCGGGACTTCCGGGAACGGGTAAGACAAGTCTCATTCGTGCCATTGCAAACATGACCAAACGCCACATTGTCAACGTGAATTTCTCCAGTATCACAACAGCGTCGCAACTCAAGAACTTGTTTTACAATGATAAGATTGTTGTGTATACGGATACTTTGCTGTCGGATACCAAAACATACTACATTCCCATAGAGCAACGTTTATACGTATTTGAAGAAATCGATGCTGTCGGCGACATCCTCAAACAACGTCGTGCTAATAATGATGAGGTTTGTGAAAGCATTCCCGATGAACTCACGCTTGGTGAAATCCTGACCGTATTGGACGGTACAATGGAAGTGCCTGGGCGCATGTTCATTATGACCTCCAACCATCCCGAAGTTTTGGATCGCGCGCTGTTGCGTCCTGGGCGTATCGACCTTAATGTACGCTTCGAAAATGCTACTCGACAACTGATTGCGGAAATGTATGAAGCTTATTTGGAGACACCATTCCCGGTGCACCGTCTTTCCGAACTTCCTGATAGCGTTCTAACGCCTGCTGAAGTCAGTGAGGTAATAATGAAGTATTGCAAAACGGACTTTGATTCGGATCAGGTGATTAATGATATCATCAACTCCCACCCTTACAAAATTAGTATACCTGAATCAAGTCACACTATAGGTTCGCAAAATGAGAAAGAGTCGAGTCCACATGTAGATGTAAACGGAACCATACAATCAAAAGACGTAGACGAAGAATCAAAAGAAGTTGCTGACGCAAGCACGACCGATATGGACGTAGACGAAGAATCAAATGGAGAATGTGACGTAACCACTGCCAAGTGCGCAGATGTTCTTCGTAAATATGCTAAATTACTTTCGATATCAAGTAATAGGATAGAAAAGGAAAAAATTAGAAACAAGGTGCATGATTTTGCCAAAGAAAATAAACCAGATGTCGTTGATAAGTTTCTAACACACTTCGCGGCTGCTACCAACTCTATGGAGAGTATAGCCCCCATGTTTCCAATGACACTTTGTGAAATTCTTAAAGTGCTCAATAAAAATATATTGGATGATCGTGTATGGTATTTACAAAGAGATTTTGATTGTATTCAATCATGTGTTGACGGTCTATTATACCTTGATGAACACAAAAAAGGTGAAGTAACAGACCTTACATTGAGCCGTCAGTTTAACAGCAACTGTATTGCAAGTATACGGGACATTTTAGTAGTAATTGACAAACACAAAGGATACTCTACAAATGATGAGTTCTTTAAAGATGGTGGTTTAGCACCGTTCTGTAACGATTCCCTTTCATTTAGCAAATGGTAAGCCTCCTAAACTTTCTTAGTATCTTTGAGAACCAATAATAGTTTAAACCTGTCAGAGTAACTGCAACACATCTCCAAGGAGCGGAAACTTGAGGCCACACCTGGACATAAACAACGTATGTTCCAAATACTATTCTAAACACGAAAAATGTTAGCGTGAACATCAAAGCATTCAATTTGTACATCATAGTATGATCATATTTGTATCTTGTCATAATGGATGCACCGTATAAAAACGGTGTACTTGCTTCCCAAGTAAGAAAAGCGGCTCCATAGTAATGGTACATCTTTGTTCCATGAAGATAGCCGAATGTTGTAGCACATGCCAAAGCATGAAGGTAATATGATAACCTTTTAGTTGGATACTTCAAAAGATACACTAGATCATATAAGAAGAACGCAAAACTATAGGCGATGAGAACATGGCTCCAATCCGTTGAATATGACTCTTTATGTGTTAAAAAATTAGAATCATTGAGCAAGTCCCATGATAACTTTAGTACTGGAATATGATGTGTCAAACCAATAATGTAGCTTGTGGTCTCGAGATCAAAACCACACCAAGTAAGAATATACTCGATAGCCGTGAATAGGAAAAAGAACCGCTTCATCTCAAGGTATTGAGATAAGATATCCTTTTATTTTTATACCATTTATCCCAATGTTCACTTTCTTGTTATTTGGAAAAAAAAGATTCGTCCTTGTTATAATTTCCGTATCTTGGAACACAACTCTTTAACGATATGATAGTTTTACGCCCCTTGCGATATATGTTTTGCTTCGCAGCTTGCGCGGCAATATGACGACAGGTGTATATGGGCTTTCGTTCCGTATCTTGATCTCGTCAATATCCATATTATCATCCAACCCCTTGAAAAAATCACTTCCAGCATTTGGGAATGCAATGCCATCATGAAATGTTACATCAAGGTTCTTCAGAGTGACCCCAGGCGAAGTCCACATACCATTGATATGTGAATGAAACGCGAACATATCAAGCTCAAGCCTTGTATAGGTTGCACGGATATCCAAAAGCTTTTTTACAAGAACACCGTCATATGTTGCAAAAGGCGACATTATTTGCAATGTTTTTAGATTGTATAACTTTTGGCTTATAGTTTTGAACTCATCGATAAATTCGTGCACGTCATTCTCTTGGTGATCACTTTCGTTCATCAACATTACAAGTTTGTTTATGGCATAGGCTCCTTTGACCAATCGTACATCACGGGGTCGATGCGCATAATGCGTTGTATTTTGTACATTCAACGTAGATTTCCGAGAGAAAACTGATCGCATGTTTACTTTATTATGATAGAGATGCCTTATGTACTTTGTATTGTTTAACGAGCATATGCCATGTTTGCTTAGTAGCTACATCCATCTCTTCATATACCTGCTCAACACTGCTTAATTCATCACCTTCGTAATTGCATACCTTCTCTATATCATACATGTGATCATTTGAAAGAAATCGACACATCATCGCATTCAAATGGTCGCATCTTCTTCCACAAAGATACTTTATTTTTTGCACCCCTGCTTTCTTGAGTTCGTCGATCAACAACAAAGCTCCTGAATCCTTCGCACAAATCACGTATAAAACATTTCGGGGAAGGATTTTGGCAAAAGAACACCAGAATCTGTATACTTCCAAAGTGTTGTCAAGGATATTTACTTTTTCCAAACGAGATTTCGTCTTGAAGTTGCGGTCTTCTAAACACGAAGTTGAAAACTTCCATAGATCACCGCCATTGCGGTCTACGATACAGGTAATCTTATACGGATCTTTGCAATGAAAGTCTTGATGTATTGCCAATTGCAGGGCGTTGTTTTTTGTGATATCTAAGTTTTGTAGATCAAGAGATTCAGTCAACACTCGGAGCCCAAGATGCCTTGCCTCACATATCTGCTTGTTCTTCATGATAAATGATGTACCGAATGCATGCACGTCAAGCCAAAGGCGGTCGAATATAATATCATATGTAAAGATGTAATGTATATTCTTTGTTGACATACGCACTCGTGTTTTTGAAGGACAGTGTGCTAATATAGCCTCTTCTGTGTACTTGCAGCAGTTTTTTAAACTGATGAATAACTTAGCGAATGGAATGATTCCGCATGTAAACGCGTCTTGAATATAGGGTAAAAACTCCTTGGATACATTGAATATCTGGTCGAATTTTATCACAAACTCATCTATATTAGGCTTTATTTGTTTTACATATCGAAGGATACTGACAATATTCAAAAGGCGGTCTCTATAGTTAGCTGCATTCAAAGTGATACAATGCTCTTTATCCATATAGCATATGGGTGCGAAAGTCTTGGAAGCTTTGTAACACCTTATCTTGTCATGAGCGGCCAGGTGTACCCCTACGTGGGCAATTAGCTCTCCGGGAAGAGAATTCATTTATTGCGCGCCGTTTTTCATGTATAGATAGCATTTCATAGTTACCTTTATATAAGATGAGTGTGATTGGCCACGTCATATAAAGGAATGGTCAGAATGAGACATAAGCCAAAGCAAAAATGGAAAGAACCGATTTCCTTGAGAAGATTTCCGACTTTGTTCCAAAGAACACAGGCGATTACATATGTTACATGATATATAACTACACACTTAAGCATCGTGATATACTTGGTTTTCCGCGCTTGGGTAAAGATATTCCTTATTTCACCATAACAAACGACTTGTATGAAAAATTCGCATCCTTTATCATTCTATGTGTGGAGAATGAGAAAATGCCTGGAGCCGACTTCATGACGCGTTTGGCGTGTTTGCTTGTAGAATCCTATGACGATGAAGATACATTGTCTTGTGGCTTTTGGCATTCCCAACCGAAAAGCATCGCACTTAAACTGCAAGATGAGGTAGCACGAGAAATCAAAGAAATGAATGAGCTCATTTTTGAGGAGGCAATACAGCAGATCCCGGAATTTGACGAATCACGGATGTATCCTTATGATGAAAGAGAAGTGAGTTGCTTCGAAGATGTATTAGAGTACCTGCGTACATGGTTGCGAAAAGGTGTCAGCCGCGAGACGACATACTTTATTAACGATAAAGCACACTATCGTGTGGCAAGCTTTCGACGGGAAGACACGAATCATTTTGTCCTTTATCAGCTATCCAACCACTGCTTCATATCTGCTATGCAGATTGGCAGTACCGACATTCAGTTGTTGTCGTCCTTTCACCGACGGTATGAAGACCTACTTCATGAGACGGCTGAAAGATATTGTAAGTTTTGGAAAATACCTTTCAAAAAACCTCAGAAAGTGACCATAACCTCTGATCTGAAGTGTCAGCTTGACGAGATTTGCGAAAGACGCTTCCGTTTCTGGGATAGACGTAACGAGTCGGTAACACTAGATGAATGGCGAAAGCCATTGCGAAAAACACGCATGGTGGATATGATCGTGGATGCGATACAAGGCCAAACGCGAATGTGCTTCAAAGTCTTCAAAGTGTCCAAAGATGGAGGCGAAATGTTGGCATTACGGAGTTTCCATTGTGATGTACATACTGGAAACTACATATAATAAGTCTTCGGTCATATGAGATATACAACAGTTATGTCTTTATGAATGCATCATTTTACACAGCTCAATAGCTTAACTCGTAAGTACTACAATATTGTGCAGTTTTCCTCAACCACTTTGCAAAATGTGCCATATCTATATCATCTGGGAAAAACACTTCAAGTTCACGAGCTACTTCTAATGCATCTTTGGATGTACTCACAGTCCAATTCATGCCTCTTAAGCATTCCGGGAAAGGTCTTCCAATCTTTTTTTCAAGCTCTTTTTGGTACCTTCTATTGTCAAAACGCTTATCATCTCGTATGAAGTTAACCCCGTACATTTCGTACATCTCATGTATGTTGCAACTATCATTCCATTGATATACAGGATATAACGTAGCGTCCTTAGGCAGATGGATATCTTTGTAGTATTTCGCTACGATATCACATTCATCCCAATTATCCTTGTTAATGCTATTACTTGAAATGTACGTATCAATTTCAGTCTGATCTATATCATAATAAGCTACAATGTCCCAGCCCATTTATTGTTTCATATTTTTCATCCCTTAAGTATTGTCATATCGTATTTGGTTACAAAAACTAATTAATGTAACACGGCTCGTATCACCGTCTGAAAGGTGCCTCTTCAAAAATTGATTGTGCTGATCTTAAGATCCCATATCAACGTGCAGTGAAACAGTGAGGAAAATGCCATTGGAATCAAATACTCCCCTTACCTGGAAGGTTTCTGAGCTCCTTGACCTCGTTACCGGGAGACATCCACACAAGAAAATAAATCTGAATCCTGTTTACCAGCGCGACGAGGTTTGGGCGCAGCCGCGTCAGTCACAATTTATACAAGATGTGTTAATTGACAACCTTCCGACCCAAAATCTCATCTTTAGAGAAATGTGGGTAGAGGGAAAGACAATGTATAATTGTATCGACGGCAAACAACGATGCACATCTATCTGTAGCTTCTTGTTGGACACCATCAAAGTGTGTTATCACAACGAAGGGAATCCGAAGAAATTTACAGAACTGCCATATGAACTCAAGTGTGACGTAAAAAACAGGTTGTTACATGTATCTGTGGTTGTTTGTGATGATGCTACAGAGAAACGAATCTTCCAAAACGTGAACAAGGGTATGTCTTTGTCTGGTGGTGAAAAGGCGTTGTCATACACTGACTCGCCAATCAATCGAGCACGTGAAGAGTACTTCGGTGAGGAAGCGCAGTTTCGTACAACGTTAGAATCGTACATTGGCGCTCTCCCCAAGGATAATAAGCGACACGCTGGAATAATGACAATGAATGCAATTATTGCCGGATTGGGTATGGGACCTGATTACATCACTACAGCCTTTGATGCTGCGTCCTACGAGATGTCTCAGGCAACATGGGACAATTTGTACCGAGGGAAATGTGACACAAATAAAATCATCCTTCAAAACATCCTGGAGAATATCAGCCAGCGCATCCGTATTCCGAAGGGTAATCATCGTATTACTGGGAAGTTGTGGAGCCCAGGAAAAATCATGGGGACTATGATTTATGTCATCCACCAAGTCCCTCAAGTAAGCCAAAAACACATACAAGACGTGTTCTACATTTTCATTAAAAGGTTTATTGAAGACAAAACTGTGTTTGACACATGGTATCGCCTTGTGTATGCAGGTGCTTACACTATCACTACATCCAAACTCAAGAAAGGATGGGACTTACTGTGTACATTCAAGGACACTGGATCATTTACCCATACTGGGCTTCTGGACAATGAAAATGACGAGTTGGATCTTGACGATGATACTGGTTCCGATAGTGACAACGATAATGATGAGTAACTGGTATAATTCATGTTCCTTATTTTTCCATACTTTGTCAAAAAACATTAACAAAAAAGAAGGGGGTAAAAACACCGTATTTTTTGGGGTCTTCTAGGGGGGGTACCCCCTCCCCCCCCCCCCTCAGTGGCTCGCGAGCTCGTGGTTTTTCAGTGTGACGGCTCATTATATAAAGATATTATGTAT